CGAGGTGTCGACGCTCGCCTTGGCGTCGGCCACGCAGACCTCCCCCGACCGCGAAGCGAACGGCACGTAAAGGCTCGTTGTGGTGGTACCCTTGGTGTACGTGAGCCTGTCGCCCGAAGTGCCTATGGCCGAGATGTACGCGTCGTGGGTGTGCGATGCCGCCGCGTAGCTGCCCTTGGGCTGGTATAGGGTCGCGGCCTCGGTCTTGGCCAGCAGGTGCGATATGTCCTGATGCGCGGTGAGGTACTGGCCGTGGGTGTGCGATGCCGCCGCGTAGCTGCCCCTGGGCTGGTAGAGGGCTGCGGCCTCCGTCTTGGCGAGGTAGGCCGAGAGGTCGGGAACCGTCGCGTTGGCCGCCACGTACTCCCGCACCCACACCTGCGTGGCGTAGCCCTCGCGCACAAGGTACGCCCCCAGCGCCTCCTCGCTCAGCCCTCCACCGCCGCCCCCGCCCTCCGACGGCCCGAACGCCGCGACGTCGCGGGTGGAGAAGAGCGGCAGCTTGGCCTTGATGAAGTCCGTCCCGTCTATGTTAACTTTCTCGAACAGTTCGTCGAATGTAGCCTTTGGCAGCAGATGCGAGATGTCCTGATGTGTGGTGAGGTACTGGCTGTGGGTGTGCGCAGCCGCCGCGTAGCTGCCCCTGGGCTGGTAGAGGGCGGCGGCCTCCGTCTTGGCGAGGTAGGCCGAGAGGTCGACCGACGGCGCGTGCGACGCCACGTACTCCCGCACCCACACCTGCGTGGCGTAGCCCAAATCTTCAAGCCACCATTTAAACCTGTCTGAGTCGAAATCGATTGCAGCTTTTATCATAGAAAAACTAACATATCGGCCTCCATTTATCTCGAACTTGTCATCTTCAGACAAAGACACAGCAGGTTCAAGTTGCTCAATCAACTTACTATTATATAGTATTTCGTTGACTATCTCGTTCTTTAATATGTTTTTTTCAAGAGACGTCATTATGCAAAGTTTTTACGTTGGCTACCATTTACTCTGCGTAACGCATCAGGTATTCTGCGAAGTGCACTTTTTATTCTGTTCTCAAATGAAACATTATGAGAATGAGCCATCCTTATCCGCTGTTTAACCACGAATTTATAAGTGTTGACGCCCACAGATTCCACAGAGGGAGAGCCTCCTGATACAGCAGAGTACCTATCGCCATCAATATAAATATAGTCACAGGCGAATATCCGGCTTATCATATGTGCAAACCATATATTAAGGCCACAAGACTCCCCTACTGTCAATTCCTTTTCTATATAATCCGTAGCTTCAAACTCGCATATATCTCCTGCACAATCCACAAACTGGGTATTATCAATGCCAAATATCCAAGATTCATCAGCAATTCCGCCTGGTACTCGGAAATCAAAAAAGAATTGAACCCCGTTCAGCCATGCTACAAAATCTGTTCTCGAACGATTGTTCTTAAGAGAATATTGTAGTAACGAAGTATTGCTTATATCATTATCATCGGAGGTGATCCTAAATGGCAAACTATTATATAGCCCTATTGTGACCACATACACTCCATCATCAAGGCCCGTTAATATATAGGATAGTACAGAGCAATCCCCTATCATATCCATCTTCAGCCAAGTCAACTCAATTTCTTCATCATTATGCACATTCTTAAGTATAATGCTCGGAATATCCTCAGTGCCCTGCTTTATATATTGCAAACCAATGTGGTCGGTTGACGCATAAACCATCTGTTCAACATTCGGAATCGATTGTTGAAAGACATCTATAAAATATAGGCTTGAAAAAGGGCTAATCATAGATAATCGTCAATAAAGTGCTTATTATACAGAACCTCCTGAAGCATCTGTGAAAAAACAAAAGAGTTATGGCCAATAAGAACCTGCTCTTTTTGAGGAACTGAAGATTCAAAACGGACATGCCTAACCCCATCAATATAAACATATTGACATGTAAGCAATTTATTTAGCAAGGCGCCAAACCATATAGGCACGCCATAGGAATAGCCTACCATAAGTTTCTTTTGATAGTTTTCAAGACTATATAACTCGACAATATCAGCCTCAGCTGTAATGAATTGTTCATTATCAACTGTGAAAGACACACCATCATCAACAAAACCGCCAGGCACCCTGAATGAGAAATAAAGAGGTGCAGAATTCAAGATTCCGAGTACATCTGTTCGTCTTAAATTATTTCCTACACAATATTTAATCAGTACTGTGCTATCGAGTATCTTGCTGTCTGATGTTACTCTGAATGGTATACTATCCAAATCATCAACATTGATATGATAAAGACCATCTGCAAGATCCTCCATATAACAATAATCAACATAAGACCCATTACTCATAGCTTTGGTTCCCATAACGAGAGTTTTCGCAGTAACTCCCGTTGCCTCATCAACCACAACAACGGGTCTCTGCTGTTCCCCGCTTGCCCTGATAATCTGTATTAGAACCCTATCTGTTGAAGCGAAAGTCTGAATGTAACGGCTTGCAATACCTGAGCACTTCCTGTGTCCTATGAAAAATATGGAATTAAACGGGCTGATTATCATAACACAATCTCCTTTACTAACAGTTTATACTTAACAGCTTCCTCTTTAGCATACTTGATTGTTACTTCCTGAATGTAGCCACGATAGGTAACACCTGCAATATTGACCTCTATCAAATCAGAAAGACTCCTATTATCTATTGCTTTTGATGAGGTAAACTCTATGATTCCGCAAGATATTAAAGGCGTATTTATGTGAATAGTTGAATCTAAATTTTCGCCATTTATCTTAATTATGCTGCAACCATCGGAAGAAGTGCACTCAAGAGATAAGCCTTTACTTTGCATACCAATTATGCCAGCATTCGCCCGCGCACACGCAATTGGCGAAAACTCACCGTTGAACAACATATCCGAAAAAGCATTCTCAATACTCACAGAACGCATAGGCACGAGTGCTATTCCTTGTTTCTTACATAACACAAAGAAAACATCAGTATCGCTTTCATTATCTGTTGACTCTGCCCCACGCTTTTGCGCCATAAACTCTATGCCATAACTATCACATCTATATTTGCTTATAAGCTTAAGACTTTTATCACTTACCGTGCAGCCTGTAGTATATTTATTGGTAAAATTGAACTCGCCTCGCCCATTTATACTATTATATATTATCTTTTTATAACCTATTTCTATGTTTGAGAATATATGTGCATTATCAATTGTGTATGTAGCATCATTACATAAATCTATTTTATGCATTTTTGATTTTTCGAACAATTCAGACCTGTGCACGAACCGTACAATTTGATGATCGTTTTTGATCGAAGTTTCATCAAAATCATATATAACCGGCGAGGCAACAACACCTTCTTCGTATTCAGGAAAACTATACAGTGCATCTATATTATTTTGCGGGTCGACTGGCATACGATAAAGACAATTTGAATAAGGACGCATATTTTCTGGAGAAGAATATTCCTCCCAACCCTCCCATCTAGCATACATCTTATGGTCGTTTTCTGTAACGTATACTATCCGCCCAACACTTTCAACAAACGTTATTCTATCCGGGTTAACATCTCCTGTATACAACGTATCATAAATCGTCGTTGGCTTAGTTAGCCAAGCACCTACTGTGACAATCCTTTTGAATTTCGATTTAACAGGAGCCTCTAAATAATAAGTATAACCGAAAACGACTTCAAGCCATTCCGCGAAATCATTGAAAGAACTGTATAATTTGGCATTTTCTAATCCCCGCACGCTTTCGCTCGCAAGGAGATATGTATTGGAGAACCGACTATCGTGGTTGCTTATAGCAACTGATACATTTAACGTATTGCCAACAATCCTTCTTAATATTGAGGTTATTACTGACACAGGAGCTATCGCGTCAACGTCGCAACTCGTTCCAAGCGCCTCCCAGCTAAACATAAAGCTACTGGCAGTAAATCGTATAGTTGCAGTATTAGAATTTGCAGCACCTACAATCTGGCTCTCTATAAACACTTTGTCACCATTCTGCAGTGATAAAATCACATTACCTTCTACCTGTTTGTTAAAGTACTCCTGCGGAGTCTTGCCGGTGCTTCGCCAAACATAATGCCAACCCATATATACAACAACCCAAACAACATTATCTACCAAGGCATAATTGCCCTTGCTAAAGTCCTCACTGGTAGGAGCCGGCAATTCTTGAGGTGTCATATATGAACCCTCTATGCGGTAACGCGTACAAGCGGCAGAACCTATAGCTCCACCCATACCATTAACAATGCTGCCATTACGACGAACCTTGACATAGAACTTCATCATACCACTACCAATATCCTCTCGATACCCAAAGTGGTAGTCTAACTTTATTTTTATATCTCGACATGCCTCAAGCAGGTAGCCATCATCGTCGCCAGTTTGGTCATCCCGCCAATTGATGTGACCACCGATACTTATCTCTTTTCCAATATTGCCTACCCATATATTATTGCCGGCCGTTTGAGTTACCAACAAATCAGCACTGTTCGGAATGCTTTCACCTTGTGTGAAGCCATAAGTAACATTCTCAACCATCGGTATGCGCTCAAAATGGAAAAAACTGTCAGTTTGCACATCTTCCCCTACAACAAACTCGTACTTCGTATTTTTATTTGCTTTTATCATCGAAGCCAAAGAGTTATCCACACAGCTAATGCTAAGCACATTTTCAGTCCATACAATCGTTGAAAAATCAAGATTACAGCAGAACAACTCACCCCATGCCCATATGTCCGTTATGCCCATAATACATAATCTGGCTATGGCATTTATTCCATCTCTTAAATAATGATTAAGAAGTAATTGGAAAGTTTCTCCAACAAACTCAAACTTAGAGGTAAACGAACGTGTTATCCCGCTATAATCTACCCGTCGGAACACACATTGGATCTCATCCCAGTTCTTAACGCAGTACTGAGGGACTTCAGTCTTTATATCATCTATCTCTATAAAATATTTTATGAGCATTGTGCTGGCTTTTTCGCAAAAATAAGCCAAGATACAGCCCGTTCAACAAAAGGCTCTAAAAACCAAATTTCCCCAAAGGCACACAACCTCCTCTAACTCATTGAGTATTCAGATTTTGAGCCGAGATCTATTCTGAAAACGAACTTTTATCGAAACATTGCAGAGGGGCAAATTACAGCATCTCCGGCTATATAGTCATTGCCCCTAATCGCATTGTTGAGATCAGCTATCGCGGTGGCAAACACGTTGTGTCCTTTGTTGAATTTGCCTTCTTCATCGACAATCATAATCTGCTGATTATTGAGCCTGACAACCTCGATGAATCCGGCCACGTACCACTGCACCTCTTCAAGTACGAAATCAGTCCCGTTGCCGGGCTTGATTTGGCATATCTCACCATTCTCTTTGATGAGATACGCCTTGTCTGGTAGCAGTTTCATCAGATTGCGCAGATGAGGTTTTCAACTTTGAAACAGCGGAAGGCGTTCTTCTCGGTATCGAAATAGCCCATTGTCTTGTATGATGGCTTGGTCACTTTCTTGCCGCCAAGTGTAGCGCCGACAGGAACATTCTTGAGAGTGCCTGAAGCTTTGCGAATAGTTCCATCAGTTTTGATGTAGTAGAATGTCACCACGCCCTCGCGCATAGCTTTCGCAAGGCGATATAGCTGCCACGCCTTTATCATACATAAACGCCATGCTTGTTTGGTGGCTTTCCATAGTTGCCACGCGTACTTCATCACTCTAACGCGGAAATTGTTCTTCTTTTCCATAATTAGGGGTATTACTGGTTTAATTTTTAGTTGGTTATTGTTTGATTTTCTAATGTAAAGTTAGCCACTATTTACAATAGGCACAAACAGAATAGCCACCATTTAACGTCTAAAAATCACCATTTTACCACCTTAACAATTACTGACATTTTATAATTCCAATGCCTCTTTCAGCATCTTTCGCCCATTGCTGATACGGCTCATAACCGTGCCTTTGGGTATTCCGAGTATCTGTGAAATTTCATCGTAATTGTAGCCTTCCGCATACATTACCACACACTCGATAGCCACAGACTTTCTTGCACAATTCCTAACGACGGACAATATGTGTGACAAGGCCAACTCCTGATCGGCCATATACGGCGAGGCATAAGAGTAATCATCATCCATTCCGGTAAACGGCACGCACTTTCGCCGATTGTAATGGGTGATATAGGTATTGTGCATAACTGTCAGTGCCCACGGACGGAAGCTCTTCCGTGAGTCGAACCTGTCCTTGCTTCTTAATATCTTTTCTATGGTTTCGCTGGCGAGATCGTCTGCATCGAAGTCATCTGAATAATACCAATGTGCTTTTCTTCTAAGCCAAGTCAGGTTTTCTACAACAAGACGTTCGATTTTCATCATTCCATCGTTTTGGAATGGAACATCTTGTGTAATAATCGGGCATCCTTTTGTGCCTCGATCCTCATGCGCCGGGCATTACGGTGCATTCGTTCAATGGCACCGTCTATGTCGCTGTCACGATATGATAACTGGTGGCGGATAACAGCCAGTTCGGAGAGGATGCGGTCACATTTCCTCTCGATACGGTCAAGTCTTTTTTGCTTGCGCCCGTTGTTAAATCTGCGGTTGTTCATAACTCTTGCGTTTTGCAAGGAGTTACCAACGAGCCGCAGATTTATTCAGTCGGATAAGAAAAAAGCCGTGCCACAAAGGACACGGCCGAACATTTATTTAATGAATTCCACCCTCACGGGCAGGGATATTTTAGAAATTAGAGGTGGTCATTTCAATCATTCCAATGGTACACAAACTCTAATTCAGTGGCTGTTTTTCCCTCGCCCTTGAGTATTTCCTTGATTTCCTCATAGGCTTGTAAAATATCATCCTTAGCCTCTTGTGGAGTGTTGCCATACCCCAATAACCCGAAGTCCGGAACATCTTCAACTATGTAACAAGACCATCGCCCATCATCACCCGTTTCAAAATATATATTCGCTTTCATCATTTTGAGATTTTTTAGGTAAAAAGGTCGTGAACCTAATCACGACCTTGAATTGTGGAAGTTTGCTGTCAAACAAGAACTAACACAATGCTAATATCTGGGTTCCTATAACTTGCAGCCCTGCGATAATCCTCGCACGCTGCATCGGACGCGGTTGTTTTATGCCGTTGGCATAGTGGGAAAGCTGTTTTTGATTGATGCCGGAGGCTCTGCTGATAGCGGCCATTGTCGTATATGTTTCAGCATCCCGCAGAAGTGCGGCGGTGTCAAGCTCATATACTAAATCATACTCACCATTAACGAGATATTCCGGGAGTTTGTCGCCATCTGCGACACAACCCTCAATATGCCATTTGAGGGATTCTTCAAAATCGTATTTTAGTTTTGCGAGGGTCTTGGCTGTGGCAACCACCGTACCTGCATCCTCGTCATTCCAGGCACAGCAGAAATTATTGCCCGTCCAGCTTACATCTATTTTTAACTTGTGGTCTGCCATTTGCGTTTGTCTTTTATTGATTATGTTTGGATTTGAAAAGGTGGATGGCTTATCGCCATCCTGCCTGTTTCCAAATGCTGTTTAGTAAGAATTGGTCGAGAGTTTCACTTGGCTTACCTCTTACTGTGACTTTTCCTTTCTTTGTCGGATGCTTGAATTGTCGGTGATCTCCTTTGGTAGTCATCAGAACCCAGCCGTCCTCTTCAAGCAACTTGATTACTTCCTTTACTTTGTATCTGTTCATATTGTTCTTGTTTGACACTACAAAGGTAGTAATTTTTCTACTTTTGAACAAATGTTTTTATGAAAAAGTTTATCATCACTCTCATTTTTTTCTCATCGCAGCCATTTGAGCCTTGATTTCACGGTTATGCCGGGCTACGAGATTGGCATACAGAGTGGCCTTGATGGTGACCGGGTCTATTTGGAACTTAAAATGAGCCATCAGCGCGGCGGTCTGCGCATCGAACATAGCGCGGATATTCTCTCGCTCGACATCGGCATTCTCGTTCAAAGCGTCTATATCGTTAAGCGCCCGCTGGGCCTGCGAGAGTTTGGCGTTTATCGCACCTTCCACTCGGCTGTCATTCCAACCTGAGGAAGAAAGGCCGTATGCATCGAGGACTTCACGCGCCCGGTCGATCTGTTTAAGGGCTGCAAGATTAAGACACATAGTAAATACTATGACCTCAATCTTAGCCTTTATCCATTCCTCCACCCTTTGCAAATATGAATGTGTCCCTCCAGGATCCGCAATATTTCGATATTCCATCACGATATTACGCAATGCTATCGCTGCTTTATCAGCACTGCCACTGACTTGCAATACCTCCGTATCGCCACATACAAGATCAACAAACTGCGAGATCGTGAGCTGTTCAAGTCTTTCTATCATATTTTGGATAAAATTAATTGTTGTAAGGCTATTTCATTTGCCGTCCTTCGCTGCTGCTTGGTCTGTTGCTTGATGAGTTTTCCAACTAACGCCACTTCTTGCTGTAAAGCCGAATAATCATTACTAACGATTACTGGGCTGTTGCCAACCTGACCACCAGACACCGACAAAAGTTTGGACGTGCTACCATCTACGACGTCAATATTCGGTACAACCACGGCTCCAGCCGGAATATCGACAAGCGTGGGAGTAGCTGGGGTAATCCATGATTTGCCGCCGAATATTATTAATTCAGGCACGCCTCCGTCACCTACAATCGCCGGGCCACCCTTGTGCTGGTCTGTGCCCTTTGCGTACTTCGGTATCGGTGTGGCAAGGATAGTTGCAATCTGCACTGCTCCCATTGCCCCGGCTATGGCGGCCATAGCAATACCTACAGGGAACGGTTTAGTCTGAAGAGCGTTCATTATAGCGAGGGCTGTGGCGATTCCTGCCTGTGCAACACCGTTGGCCTTGTCCCACACTGCCTGCTTATGTTTGAGCTGCTGCTTTTTCTTTTCAAGCTCTTCGTTCTTTTTGGCAGTTTTAGCCTCGGCTGCACGTTTGCGGGCCTCTCCTTCCTCCTCGGCGATGACCTTTTTCTCAACTAGTTCAGTTACACGCTCCTGCTCTGCCTCGCTGGCGGCGGTGTTGGCTTCTTGCTCTTCCTCTATTTTTTGAATCTTGGCATCATACATAGTCGAAATCATTTCTGTCACACCATCCAGTATATCCAGTGCATAGTCCGACCATTTCTGAAACTCCTTGATAAATCCATCCGAAATCAACCCTCCGCTCTTTATCTGCTCCTCACTGTTTTTCTTTACGGTCTGAGTTACCAGATTGCTTAGATTCATCTCGGCCTCAGCGAGCTTTTGCTCAATCCGCGCCCTCTCATCCGCCGACAGGTCAACATATTCAAGCAGGCGTTTATAGGCGTCTATCTGACGTTGGATAGCCCTTTGTTCATATTCTATTTCCAAGTTCTCCTTATCGGACAGATACTTTTCCTCAATCTTGGCTAGCTTATCGGCATTGCCTTTTGCGGCGGCAACTTCTTTTTGATACTTACTATTGAGGGCTATAATCTCTTTCGCGAATTTACCATGTTCCGCATCTTCCTCTTTTGCGACAGATGCGAGAATCATATTCTCACGATTGTTGCGGTACTCCTCTTCAAGTTCCAGACGCTCCTTGTTGAACTTGGCATTGATGAGGTTTATATCGGCACCGGTTTTCTCAGCAGCTTTCAGTTCGGCTGCACGAGTAGCCTCTAACTGAGCCAATTTCAAATCAAGTTCTTCCTTGCTACCTTCCTTAACGGAGGCGAGGCGGTTCTCAAGATTGATTTTTGCAAGTTCGGTCTGGTATCTCAACTCACAGTCTGCAATATCTTTTTGACACTGTTCTGCAAGTTGAACCCTCAACGCGTTCTCGGCTTCGCCATCACCCTTGATTTCATCAATCTTCTTTTTGAATTTCAAACGGATCATGGCGAGTTCTTTTTCATGCCCGTCTGCCATAAGCGCGATTTTGGCCTCCTCCAATTCATGTAAGCGTTTCAGTTCTTCTTTGGCGCCTTTCTCTGTATCTTTGCCGGATTCACCTTTGCTGGAAGAAATACCCTGTGGCTTGTTACCGGTGTCGTTTGTGGTTGAGCCGGGGCCATTGCCTACATCTTTGAGGTTCGCGTTAAGGTCAATAGTGACTTCATGCAGCTCATCGCTTAGAGTGTTGTTGAACGCATCGGCAGTATTGGCTGCGATATTCTTAGCCATTGTTTCAGCATTCCCTGCAAGGGCTTTCATTCCATCTGCCCAGTGTCCGGCTACTTTATCCCAATTCATCGTAACCACGTCTTCTATTATATTACCTAATGCCTTGAAAGAATCCATAACTTGATTAAGTACAAATTTGGCAATCTCCCACATCGTCTTGAACGAGTTAACGATACTGTTCACGGCTCCACGCACAACAATAGATTTGTTGTACATACGAATGAACCAGTTGACAATATCAACACAGCCTTTGATGATGTTGATAATGCCGTCATTGATAAACACTTTTGCCTTGGTTGTCATACTCTCAAAAGAACCGCCCGTAGCATCGAAGACAGCAGCTATCGTGTTTTCAAGCTCTATTTGGCTACGGAGTTGCTCTTCTTGAAATTCTCCGAGTTCTCCAGCACGGTCTTTGACATTATCAAGGTTCTTGTCGATGTCTTTCAGAGTGAGGATATATTGCAAACCTGCATCCTCACCGGGGCCACCAAAAATATCGGCCAGTGCCGTACCGACTTCAGATGATGATTCCGGGAACTCGGCCAGCTTTTCTGACACTTGTTGCATTATGTCAAATGTTGTCTTGCTGCCTTCTGCCAAATCCTGTTGCACTTGTTTAGATGAGATGCCTATGCCTTCCAACGCCTCGGCAGTCGCTTTTGTCATCTCACGAATACGCAAATTGCCCTCTTTTATGACATCAATGCCTTTGTCGGAATATATACCGACCTGATTGGCTTGTGTGGTTATGGCGATAAACTCACTTGCCGAGAGTCCTGCCTCGCGGAAATATGCAGGATATTCCTTTATGTTTTCCAAAAACTCTCCGTTTACGTCCGCCCCAGCAACAAATCCGTCCTCAATCAACTGCATGGACTCTTGGAACGATATGCCGAATTGTTTAGACATCGCATTGGCGCTTTCCAATACTTCTCGGAAATCCTTGTCATACATATCGGCAACAGCCTGGACCTCGTTTCTGGCCGCTTTCATGGCATCGCCGGTAAGGCCGGTAAAGTCTCGAGTCAGTTTTGACGCTTCCACAAGCCCCTTGTTATAGTCATACCACCATTTGAACCCTGCCACAACCCCGGCTATGCCAAGAAAAGCGAGTACCCACGGATTGGCAAGCAGTCCAAGCATAGTCTTTCCAAACGCTTTGACTTTTGTTGTCATTCCGTCAAGGAAATTACCGGAGCTTGAGTTTCCCAACGATTGGAGCGATGAGCCAAAATTGGAGTTTATCCCGACAAGCGACAGCAGTTCATCAGCCAAACCCTCACTGGCTTTAGTGTTATCATCTTTCGCATCAGTATTCTCTCTCAACGATTTGGTGTTCTGCTCAATTATTTCTTTATTATGAGCAATCTTGTCGTTGAGTTTATTTATCTGATCCTCGGCATCATCACTTGTAAGATCTACTAACCTTACAGCCTGGGCCAGTCTCTTGTTTTGGGCCTCTGCCTCTGCCACTGTCGTGGCCTCTTTATCGAGAATATCGCTTACATCAGATAGTTTGCGCTTGTTTTCCTGGAGTTTGTCGTTTATGTTATCAAGTGTGGACTGATAGCTTGCATCCTCCTTGTTGAGCATAAGTTTCGCATCTTCGAGTATCTTTGTCTGGTCGATGAGGTCTTGTGTTGTCCGGGCTTCCTGATTGAGTGCCGCTATAACGCTCTCCGTTGCAACAACGCCATTTTGCCCGGCGATAGCGTAATTACCGACATTTCGCTGAAACTCGCCCATGTCGGCAGCCACGTCCTTCAGATGCGCGTCAAGGTTTTGAATAGAAGCCTCCAGCTCTCTGCCAAAATCGGAATTACGCCCATCTTCATTCAATTCTTTATATGCCTTTTTCAGTAACTCTAACTGCTGCGACATGTGGGCGTAACTGCCCTCTTGTGTCTGAGCGGCCTTTTCCTCGGCTGTCATAATTTGAGTGAGGGTTCTCTTTTCTTGCGTGAGAGAACGGTGCTGTGCAATTAGGGCCGCTTGCTTGGCAGAGAACTGAGCCAACGATATACTGCCTGCGGCCAAAGCTTTCTCGTTATCCTTCTGAGCCTTTTTGTTGTCGGCCAGCTCTTTGTTCACCCGAATCAGGTTTTGAATCTGCCCCTCATAAGTATCGTGATACTGTTCAAGCAGTTTTTTGACTCGATCATGTTCGGTATATGCCTCGCGCTGGGTCTTGTTGACGCGTTCCTGCTCCATAAGCTGCCGAGAAATGGTGTTGGTTGTATTGGCCACGACCTGTCCCTGCTCTGACACGACACGAGTCAGTTGCTGTTGAACCTGAGCGGCCTCTCGCCCGCGTTCTACAAGCAACCGCTCCAAGCGGTCTATGTCTTCTATCCCGCTGACGCTTATTTCAAGACCTTTAGCAAGGTCCTTTGCTACTTTGGTATAGGTATCGAGAACCTTTGACAGTTCGGAATCGAGTTCTTTCAAATGCTCTATGACCCCCTGCTCTATGAGGTCGGTTATCTTTACTGACATATTAATATGGGGATATGTATTCTACAATCGTTTTATCTGTTTCGGCCTCGGTTGTAAAGCCGTATGTGCCGTCCTCGTTCTTATATAAAGCCACCGTTTTCTTATACAGTATGGCATTCATTTTAGCAAGGCGATGCATACGCTCGTATTCGCTCGCCAGCTTCTTATGTTCGCACGCGCAGCTCATTGGTAACCGCAATCATTAAAGAACCGCTCTATTGCCGGCCACATATACTCTCGGTTGAAATACACCACGGCAGAATCTCCTATATCAAGCAATGACGCCTTATACTTTGCCACTATATCCGGGCCGTCTCCATTGCCGGGGTCAACGTAAAGCATATCTCCCCGTCGAGTGGCCGTAATCTCCGAGTGGAATTTACCGGAGATAAAGAGGTTCGGCACGTTGTCGGGACGTGGGGGCAAACCTAACAAGGTACTGCCGACAGGCGGCTTGATAGTGTTTTTCCACGCTTTATATTCCTGAGCGCGGTGGTACCACGGCCCCTTCTTCTCAAAATATGGATCGGAATCGTATGTTGGCGACAGGTGTTCACCCTTGCCATTCTGACCGCTGTATATCTGCTCTCGAATGGCAAGCACGATATTGCCGGAGTGGTCCGAAAGGCACTGCATAGCATTTTCCTCGAACCCCTCGGCAATCTTGTGTATTATATCATATACGCGTTGAATATCCATAGAGCGAAATCAAGGGGCGGAGATATCTACCCCGCCCCGGTTAATCACTTCTTTGTGTTCTTTGCCCCGGTAATGAGGTCGTGAACCGCGCCGAGCATCTTTTTTCGCGTTTCCTCGTCTCGATCCAGCCAAAAGATGTTCAAATGCAGTCCGATGAACTCTTCCTTTGTAAGCTTTTTGGCCGGTTCTTTGAGGAATGTTACATTCTCGTATTTCAACATAGTGTTCAGAGTTGTTCTATTCCAGATACACCAGCCTCTTGCAGCAGTTTTGGTGCTTTCAACTTAGGAACCACTGAGTCGGTAGTGGCGATGGTGATAGTTTCCCTGTCAGAATCGTATGACACCGCCGAGGTAGCACCAGCGATTAGGTTAGCGTTGTCAGCGATAAGCTGGCCATAGGTCGATGTGAGGTCGAAACCGCCAACCTTCTCGATGAGTTTGTATTCGTTGCCGGCCGTGCCCACCTTGACGAGCAGGACTTCAACTAGTCCGAGCGTGGCCTTGCGAGGGTCAAAATCGAGTTTGACGTAATCGGCATCCTCGATAGCGGCACGGGAATCTTCATGGCAGAACTTGACTGTCATTGTGGACTTGGCAGAGCTTGTCGGATAGGGCGTGGCGTTGGAATGGATTGTGTTCATCGGGAACGGAGCCAGCGTGTCCGTGCCGTCATTGAGGCCATAAAGGAACTTCTTCTCATCGAAGAAATACGCACCCCATTTCTTTTCGGCGCACCGCGTCAGGGATGCGTGGAGTTCGGGATAGTTCTTGTCGAGAGTGAACGTATCGGCACGGTCGGAATAGCCGGTAACTCCGAGTCCGCCGTAGCCGACAGATCCCGTCTGGGCCTCACCGCCCTCGCCGGCATATTCGCAGAAAGTGACTATGCCGTATGCTCTCTCGGCACGGTCGGCATGGACCATCTTCTCAAGGGATTCCAGCGTTAGGTTGTCGGGAAGTTTCTGGCCGGGAGGCAGAATAATCGCTCCTTTCATACGGCCGAAATCCACCGGGCATTTCGAAACGCCCGTGTGCAGGACTGAATCCTGGCAGGTTCTTAGTTTTCGCATATTATCTGCAAGTTTGATTAGTTACTGTTAATTCGAGATTGGAGATGTTAATGGCATCAATGGGTTCGCTCACCTGTTCCCCGGTATCGGTGTGCGCCCCATATCTGCCGTAAGAGTAGTTTTCAGAGTATTTGTGCCTTATGACTTCCTCATATCCGAAATCAATGCGCCCGTCCTCCTTCAATGCCTCAAGCAGTCTGTTGTAGATTGGCCGGAGTATGTTCCGGAATGAACGCTCCAGCCGTTCCTCGTTGCTCCACTCTTTCGATGTGGGGCACGCTATCAGCACATTGACAGTGGCCTTGCTGAAATACTCGGGATTGTTGCGCCTTTCCTCAAACGGGCAGAACAGGGCGATAAGGGGAAACTTCATGTCGTTTCCTTTAGGCGTCTTGCTCAACTCGTCCAGATGGTCTTTCACATATTGGGAGTTGCCGAATACGTAGTTGATTTCGGGACACTCCATTTCATGTGTCTCACCATTCCGGGAAGAAACAACGATTGTGCAGCCGTCGGCGGTTGCCTTGACCACATCATTGAATATCTCGATTATTTCCCGGCTACGGTTCATAGGTTGAGGGCGTTGATTTTGGTTAGGAAGTTGGAATCTACCGTTATACCGGAAATGTTGCAGTCCGAGGTCTTGCACCATTCCGAAAAGTCTGCAATCATATCCACCATGTCGTTCCATGCCGATACCTGACGGCGCAAAGGAGCGACATAGGTATTGGCACATTTGAGGCGAACAAGCCCGGTCATGGTGGCCTGGTTGTTGGCATCGCGCAAAATTTTGTAGAATACATAGTTTGCGAATGGCTCCCGAAGCTGCTCCAAGACCATATCAAGAGCTGCGTCACGTTCCTCGTGCTCGTCCATATCGATGAGTTTGAGGTATGACATTATAGCTCCTGCTGTCGGTGCCCCGACAACGCCTTTGAGAAACGGCTTCTGGCACTTGCTTATGTATGCCTCAATCGCCCCGTTGACTTCTTCGGCATTGGGATTAGGCATCTTGCCGGGAGTGCAAAGCGTGGCGTTCTGAATGTGGCGCGGGCCGTCGGTGAAGTATGAGCAGTCTATCAGCATTGTTTACTCTGATTTTTTGGATCGTGATTTTTTGGGCGTGGGAGCCGGAGCCGCTTTGGAATCTTCTTCGGGAGCGTCCTTGACATCATCGAGGTTGACTTCTGTCATATCACCGACTTCAACGGTCTTGTTATCTTCCACGGAGTCGGGATTGGGTACGGTTTCGGGTACGTTTTCTCCGGCATTTTCAGCCGTTTCGGTGTTTTCGGGAACGGTCAATGATGACAAATGCTCTTCAAGTTCCGTTATACGGGCATCTTTCTCCCGCAACTGTCTGGCTGTTTCGTCACGCTCGTTTTTGAGTCTGACTACTTCATCACAAGCCGGACTTGTGGCCGGGAGTATTGCAAGCAATCCCCGGCGCACTTTGTCGCGGCATAAACGTCGGACGAAATCGAGTTCTTGGGGTTCCCCCCTTACGATTATGTCCATTAGTTTGTTTCGGTTGTGGTGGTTGTAGTTGTTGTGACAGGCTTGGTGATGGCCAGTTTGAGCTGGTTAAGGTCGCCATAGGCGAATGTCCACGGCATATATACCGGGAAGATTACCTCTTCCTGGACTATGAGTACCACCTCGTTTGTGAGTTTCGTTTCCACATCTTCGGCCCATTCGAGGGACAGGGATGTGTAATCGACGAGGTGGGCGCCGGCCTTGAGGTCGCCGAGCAGATACTTGCCGGCAGGAATGCCTGCGTATTCCACCACGGGGCGGGACGCGATATATTTGATGCCGTTTACGACCTTGACGAGTCCGAGATTACGGCCGAGAGCGTCCTTTTCGCTGTCGATGGCGTTGACGGTAATCGGATTCAGCACGAGAAAGTTCGGGAAATACTGGCCAAATGTCATCACGGCGAAAGCGGTCTTGATTGCGTCCTCGGAGTTGGGAGCCTCGATGCTCTTGAAAGCGGCGTTGTTCACCTTGAAAGTCATCTTGGCGGCAGCGGCCTCTTCCTCGGTGATGGCCACGCCAATCAGGAGCACCTGACGGTCGGTAACTTTGACTACGTTGTGGGTGGCGTTCAGATTGGCGTTGGAGGTGGCCCCGGTAAATGTAATCGCCATGCCGTCGAGAACGAGGGGCTGAGGATTAGTGAACTCTACGAGAGCATCGGCGCCGCCGTTGTAGGCAGTCACGCTCTGGACGCTTCCAGCCTTGCCCTCGACGATGTTGTCGGTGATGATTTTCTCGACTGGGAGAACGCCCTTGTGGTTGGCGATGCCAAGCAGATTCTCTCCGTTGCCGTCACCGAAAAGGATATTCCAGTCCTCGGCCATATACACGGCCTCGGGCATCATTGCGAGGATGTAGGAACGCAGATAGGCGCGGCTCTTGAGCATACGCTTGGAGATTCGCATATGAGTACCGAGTCGCTTGGTGCCGGTCTGCACTTCCTTAGTCTTGATGCTTGATTCGGGCAGCCGGCCGTTCTCGGTGACATAGCGGGCGTTGCGATCCATTGAATCTACCTGCGTGTAAGCGAGGTTGGGGAAAGCAGGGTCGCCGGTGAGCACCTGAAGAATCTCGCGCATATGCAGAGGCTTGTTGGCGATAGGAGATACGACACGGCTCTGCTGCTGTGTGATGAGGTGAGTACCCTCGTAGTTGTCGGTCATGGACACGACTTCTTTGAGAGAGAAGCCGTCGAACTGGCCGGACTTGCGAGTGTTGCCTGCGGCGAAGTCCTGGAACTTCTCGCTGTCGAACATCGACTGAAGCCTTTCGTCGAACTTGTTGATGGTCTGCATCGAGACGCCTCTCTGCTTGAGCTTCTCGACGGCCTCGGCTGTCGATTTGAGCTGCCTGATGAGGTCGTCGTTCTCCTTGCGGAGTTCGGCGAGGGCATCTGTATTGCACTTCGACATCTGACTGCTGAGTTCAGTCAGCCGTTTGGTGAGATCCTCGTCGGAAATCATGCCGTTGTTTGACTTGTTGATTGCATCGGTGAAAGCACCGACCATTGCGTTGATGAACGTGCGCTGCTCATCGGGGAGTCCGGCAGTCTTGATGCCGAAAATCTCCTGTACTTCTTTTTCTGTTAATTTTGCCATAATGCACTATGAAATTAAATGGTTATTGTTTATTTTTTTGTTGCGGCATTGAGGGTGGCCCAGAACGAGGCAGAAGGTGATGGTTCAGTATGGGATTTATCCTTTTTACCTTCCAGTTTCTCTTCTTCATCTCCTGGCTTGGTGCCGGAGTTCGGTTTCTTGCCCTCCTCATCTTCGGTTTTTTTCTCCTTGGTCTCGGTAGATTCTGGAACGAGGATACTGTTGTTACGGAATACACGGGTCCAACAATAAGGGCAGCGCACATATGCGAAAGCATCGGCGATACTCTTTGTGGTCAGTTCTTTCTTGGTTGCCGCCATGCCGTCGATGATTGAGGACACGGCCGCCTGAATCTCGGGGCGGTAGCGGTCTATCTGGCGACGTGCCTCATTACGGGCAATCGACGATACGAACTCTAATGCCGCGTCTTGTACTTCCTGCGAGAAAGTATGCTCCGGCTCGTTGTCGTAATCGAACTGATGACCGCAACATGGACACGTCACCATCAAGCCTCCGCTGAGTGATTTGAGTAGCAGATTGAGTTCCATATCGTAGTTTTTAAGTCGCTCGTCTGAATATCCGTGCTGCTTGAACGCCATACGGATAAGTTCAACGGCATCTCTGATCTGGTCCTCGGTGGCACTCTTCAGTCCTACAAGGAAAGTCTGAGGATTTGCTCCCCAGCCTGTCAGCGTGGAGTATTCGAGCATTTTCCACCTCACTACCTTACGACGGTCTTCCTTATCACGGGCAAGTGCCTTTACACCGATAGAGTGTTCAAGGGTTCGGCCACAATCCCGGAAGAGTTTATAATCTTCCAGAATGTCACGTCCTATCTGCTTCTTGAGGTTGAGCTGGCCAGTCATTATGAGGTTGTTGTCCTTTTCCTCGCCTGACAGGGGCACGCCCAAGAGCTGGCGCGTGTCGTGGTTAAGATACCATCGCATTTTGTGTATGTCATCACGGAGCGTGTTCGCAAATGACCCCGGCATCGAGATGTCGTGCTGTGCGTCCTCGATGCCTATACCGTTCACCCCTACGGTGACGATACCTTTCTCAGTGACATCCAGTGCTTTTGTTTCGTACTGGAGGTTAATCATCTGTCCTTTCATTGTTTTCTCCTTTCGAGGGTTTATTATTGAGTTGATTGTTGTCTGTATTCTTATCTCCGGGTTGGCCGGTGTTTATCTGAATCGGTGATGCCTGCGCCTTTATCACGCTGTCCACTTTGGCTATTTCCTCGGGGGTCATCTCAAATTTGGTCTTGTCGAAGATGTCGCCTTCGAGAGCGTCCTCATGGATTTGTGATCGCCAGTCATTGATGGATATTAGCCCATTGTTGAACTGCGACAGACACCGCTCATTAACAAGCTTCTTAACTTCCTCTTTTTCTTTGAGGCCGATTTGCAGGCAGGCCACATCGCTGAAATCGCAGTCAAGATACAGACCTTTCTGTTCAAGGCCCAGAAATGTTGTCAGAGCCTCGCAGAACCGTTTGGCCGCCGGGATGATTACCGCTGTATATACGCTCTTCTCGGCGGTGTCCTGATTGCTGAATGTAGATTGGTCTTTGCGAGGCACCAGCACGGACGGAATGCCAAACACGGATGCAATCTTGATGGCATCCTCCAGCGTTTCCTCAAATGGCTGCATCTCGGATATGGATGAACTTGTCTTAATGAAGTTCACCGGAATATCCGTGATGACATACGGCGACTTTCCTTCTCCGAACCCGTATTTGCTGTTGAACTCTTTACGGAGTTCTTCTTTCTCGTTAGGTTCAAGGGCTACTGTTCCGGTCTCATCCGATTTTTGCGCCACGATAAAGCCGAGTGCGCCGCGTTTCAGATATATCACGTTACGAGCCTCATATACGGCGATGAGGTTTGCTATCGGCTTTTTCACGGCCAGCAGTCTGCTATCGGCTTTGAGATACCCACATCCCCTGGTAAGTTCAGGCACACCGTCGCGGTCGTGCCATATCTGGTAATAGGGAATGGTAAGGCCGGAATATGCTCCGAGGTCGAGGGTGTAGCCTTTGATCAGTTCCTCAATCTTGGCTATGCCGAACATGGGGACGCCATAGCTGTACTCCATCGGCCTGACCGTAACAAGATGGGCAGGAAGGCTCCAGTAGTTTGTGCACCATTGGAACTTGATGGCGTCGGCGGTAATATTGTCCGGCATGGACGCACGGAAAAAGGCATTGCCCGTGGCCAGCTTATACACGAAATGCTGATACACTATCTCTCGCCATGTCATTACCGGGTTAGGCTGTTTAAGTATTGTATCGGCGCCGAGGCGGTTGCACCATACGATGCTGTCATCCTTGACCCTTTTCAAATCGAAGTGAGCCTCCGATATGCGTTTGGCGATGAAGTCTATCGGCCAAAACACTTCCGGGATTGTCTTGAATAGCTGTATAAAGTTGTTGCCTACTACTGACGGACGGATGAGGCCGTCGAGCATTGACACAATCTGATGGTATCTCCAAGCATCGACAACGTAGTTATCCCGTCCGGCATGACTGTCGGATTGAGGGCTGACCTGTGGTGTCGCATCCTCCTTGACAACCAATGCGTCGGCCTTTTCTTTGGGATTGAATATGCGTTGTAAGAAATTCATGCTTTTCTCTTTTGTGGCAAAGAAAAGCACTATAATTGTCGGTCGAGCCAAATCCCGAAAAAATCGATTTTAAGCAAACGCCAAAAAGTGGTTTAACTCCTTGTAATACTATGAGTTACATACTTACGCCGCCTGAAACTGAAATTTTACCACGAAATGAATGAAGCCGCTCAGAACCGCACTTGCCTCTATGCTGTCATCGGTATCCCTGTTATAGTCCATAAGGTTTGTCATGAACAAAGCATACTCGGCATCATCATTCAGGCTCTCCTCATTGAACAACAGGTGATTCTTAACAAAGTCCGATGTGGCCGCTATGCGTCGGCCGACATCGGAGGTTTCATTCATCGCCCGGACATTGGGAATCTGCTTTCGCAGGTCACGGACAAACCGGAAATATGCCGGTGAGCACTCGATGATGGTCTGCGGGCTTTTTACGTTCACAAGTATTTCGGCAATCTCATCTGTCGATGACGTTTCTCTTAACATCAGATTAACGATGTGCCATTTCTCGCCACACAGCTTGCCGTGGACCAGAGCGAATTTGCCATTGACATTCGGCATAGCATAGACAATCTCACGGCTGTACTTGAACTCTGTATCGGGGTTGTAGAAATGTATCAACCCGTCACGGGCATATAGGTTACGCTTGCGGCGGTTGGAGAACAACAGGAACTGTTCTCGCACAAGATCAGCTATAACATAGCGGAACGTATCGGAAAGGTGCCCGTGTTCCTCATAGGTCTGCATGGTGATTTTATTCTTGACCTTTGTTTTGAGGATTGCCCCATTCTCATCTTTCTGCACGCTCATGTAGTCCTCAATCGAGATGGTACAATGTTCACCGATGATTATACGGATATCGGGTATAATCTCATCGAAGATGGCGTTGATAAATTCGCCGGTCATTGGCACGCTCGGATTCTGCTTGCCTACGCAGTCAATAACCTCTATGCCCTCGGCTTGTAGTGTTGAGATTACAAGATCGAGGAATGAGCGCTTTTGGTCGTCAATAGTATTGGCGTGGCGTGTTGAGGCATCACCATGCAGATATATGCGGTCAACTCCTAACTCTCTACATTTTGCTACTACAAGCAGCGCACTCTTGCGGGCGGTATTATGAGGACTCTCGGCCGCGATTTCATCAACTTGTCGGATTTTAATGCTATCAACATATTCAATCTGCCAGAATGTGTAGGAGATATAAGGCAGTACGTTGTTATCGACGCTTACATGGAGCGCAAGGTCGGGATTGTATTTGCACTCGCCTGTGTGCCTGCCTCGGTTGAACGAGCCAAAGAACTCAGAACCGGTGCGTATAACACCCCATTCTCCCAAAGCGTACACGTTGTAATAGTCGGGGTCATTGATGCGGTCTTTCTCAAAGTCAGCGATACACTGCTCATCGTAATAGCCATAGGTGCCATCGGGGGAACCGACAACCCAAAAGTTATTGAGGTAGGTGGACTGGATAACAACAGTGTCCGGGGCGTGTTCCTCTATCTCTTTTGTGCGAGGGTTCAGTATCATCTTGGCCTCGTTCATCCGTATTGATTTCACGGCAGTAAATTGAGAGGGTATCTTCCGCCCTGCAATCTCTATCTCCATCGGAACATCATGCCACTTCTCTATGTCAAAGACTTCTTTCTTTATCCAGTGTGTTTCCTTGATAGGATTGAATGTGGTGATGATCTGCTGGCCCTCCTTACCGCGCAGACGCTTACGAACCTGCTTGTAGTCCTCGCTCTCAAATTCCGACCATTCATCAAGTACCACACGCTTGTAGTTGGAGATACCCTTAATCTTTTCCGGGTCATCGAGGCCGCCAAAATCAATCTTGGCTCCATTGGGTATGCAAACAATCTGCCTTACTCCGTCTTTGAATTTGAACAGGCTGAAGATGCCGAGTTGCTTGGCCGCTACTTTGAAATCCTCGTAGATGGTTTTGCTTATGGAAGCTCCTACCTTACGCATGACGAGCGTGTTCTCTCCGTCCCATAAGGTCATAATGAGAATAAGCTGGGCCACACTGTAGGATTTGCCGGAAGATGAACCTCCGAACAGAATAATCAGTCGGATGGCCGTGTCTTGGAGCAGTTTCATTAGATGAAAGCCAAGAGGGTTGAGCTTCTTGAAATTGATTTGCATTGATCTTGACAGTTTGAAAGGATTATGGGGCGTTCTGCTTACACGGTTTTGTATTTTGCTGATGATTTTTCTAACCGTATTGACAATCTGCAATAGGATTATGAAGTTTTGCTTACACTCGCATTATTCCTGATCATCATCAAAACCGATGCGCAATTCTCCGGACACGGTATTGTTCGTGGTTATGTTGAGGTCTTTGGCCGATGCGTAACCGAGCACGTCAATAAGCCTCTTTTTCGCCGCGTCTTTATCGACATCGGGAACGAGCCTCTTGCCGTTGCGTGTGAACTTCAGCAGGCATCGTATCTCTTTGGGTATTTCGTGGAGGTAGCGCATACGCCATTGATGAGTCTTTTCATCTTCTATCCAAAGAGATAGCGGGTCGAGGTCGAGTATCTTCACATCGTCCGAGATGATGCGCTCACGGCTGATTGTGGCAAGTCGTGCGCGCTCCTCTTGGAGTTGCTCTACCCTTGCTATTATCTTGCTATTATCCATCAGTCTTGACGCATTGGCATAATGTGTGTTTGCCTGGGCGTCATTCTTGCAGTTATATGCCTTTCTGTATGCCGATACAAGTATTCCCCTTGTGTCGGTACCGTAGGCATCTACGACATACTGACAGAACATTTCCTGTTGTGGCGTTAGGCCGTGTTTATTCTTTATTCGTGCCATTGTGATACTGTATATAAATTGCGGCTGAAATTGTAACTACAATAACAGCCATAGGAAAAATAGATAGAATGGGTTGCCGTCGTTTATGTTCATAATGATGTTTTGTCTTTCTCCCGCCCATCAAAAATATTTTGCCAAAGCGTGAAATTATGCCCATTGAGCCGCTTTTAGGGCGTTGTGGGCGATTTCGGCGCGTCGGTATGGTGGGGATTGTGTCAAAAACATGGCCGGGAGAATGGATTTAACGGTTGTTGATACCAATAATGTTGAGGACAAAATCACGGTCGGCCAACAAGGAGGCGGTGGCAGTAAGTGTGGTGCCGGTTGTGATGATATCATCATAGACTATCACCCGCCGCTCGGCTATGGGTCGGAGCAGATGAAAGTCAGGATCCAGTCGGTTGCGGTTGATACATTGAACGGCATCAGCATAGAATGGAATACCGAGAGTGGTCGAAATTCGTTCACATACCGCCGTGGCAAAGTGAAATCCGCCTGTATGGCGTCGCCGAGGTGTGGTGATGATACACCAGTCTTCCGTATTGTTGACAAGGCGCTCAATGAAGTTGGCGGCTGTATCGGCAAACAATGCCGCTATGTCCGCAGATTGCTTAAGCTCGCTGAACGGTGTGCCGTGCTTGGTTCGCTTGAACTGCGAGAAATAGACCAGAGAGCCGAGCTGGTGGATTGCCGGGCGTGCTGTCAAATCACAAAGTGGGATATTCCCACTCTTCAGCCGTGGCCGACAGGCAGGAACATCCCATTTGTCCATACGTGTTATCTTACTGCGCCGTGCCATTGTCGATGATGTCAAACACACGTCTTATTCCCTCCTGGACTGGCGTGTAGGACAAAGGTACTGTAAATATGCCTTCATCAACCGTTTGCGCGATTTTGTCAAATTCCCGCTTTTCCGTAAGTAGCGAGATTTCAGCGTGATTGTATTCCTGGACGGCCAATGCGAAATCATAGACGCTTGTTTCCTCCGGATTGGCAACGTTGATGAGCGGCTTATTACAGCCATAGGCATAAATCAGTCCTTCCACAACGTCATCAATGTATGTAAAGTGACGCACGTTCCTTCCTCCGTTTACGAGCCTGACCGGGTTGTCGTTGAGTAAATGCCAAAGAAGAGTACCTTGACGCGGGTCTGGGCCATAGACGTTGTGCAGACGGACGCCGGTGGCTTCCGGATAGTAACATCGCGCATAATCTTCGTTAAACCGCTTGGAAATTCCGTAGAGCGATGTGGTGTTTGGGCTGTTGGCGGTGGAAGATGAGGCATACACCAGCTTTACGCCGGCACGCTTACAGGCATCACACACGGCCATGAATGCTTCGATGTTGTCGTGCATGATCTGCGAGTGGTTACCGTTGAATACCGATGTTTGGGCGGCCAGATGATACACACAATCCGCCTCGTTGAGATTTGGAACGGTATCGAAGAAGTCTTTGGCCTCAATGCCTCTCTTGCGGTCAATGATTATGACCTCGGCCCCTCGCTTGGAGAGAGCAGCGGCGAGAGCCTTGCCAATAAAGCCCTCGCCGCCGGTGATTACTACTTTCATGTATTACTTTTCGTTGAGTTTGTCTAACAATTCCTCTGCCTCACGCTGGGCAAAATCGGTATCTTCGGGGTCTGTGAACGTTTTTATTGTGAGCCACACCCCGAAGATGATGAACACCTGAACTGAGAATGTAGGGCAAAACAAATGCTCGCCGGGAAAGTGAACCCATTTACAGGTTCTTTTGATACGATACTTTTTCATTTGATGGATATTTATACTTTCATTGCAAAGTATGTGAGATAATTGTTGTATCTTTGTAAGTGACTCGGTAATTATGGGACCGGAACGGACAGCCGCCCATGGAGGAATCTTTTCACATCGTGAGAATACTTAAGGCATGGAAAAGCCATTGCAAGTAGCCGAGGATTGTTGGTAGGTTCGTAACCCAACATTAGGGAGGCGCGAACCTCCCTTTTTTAATCATTGTGCTTATGTCGATGTATCCGGCCATCTCGTGTTACTATCATAATCTGCTGGAAACGATGTCGTGATTGCTGTTCGTACATTCGGATGCCTTGCTCAACAGCCTGACGTGAGTGTCTGCCATGTTTCTGATATATTACAACCATATCAGATCGCTTATCTCTACCATGCCTTAATGCACTGCGGATGTTTTCCGGTGTGTTCTGACTGCCATCTGGCGTTCTCTGCTCGAATGTAGCCTCAAATACCTTGCCATCCGGCGTTTTTACTTTGGAGCCTCGGTCTTTGTTCGACTCATCCATAAGAGTCACTATGTAACCTTTATCGGCCAGATACATTGCAGCTTCTATCTCATCTTTTTCGTGAGGCATTGAGCTACGTTCAACGAGAACATAGCCTCCTCCTTTATCGCTGAAGTACCCGGACGAGTATCTACCAGAGTTCCTTAGTTGGTTGAACTCAACCTCTCGACGGCTATATTCTCGGCTCCCGCCTGTAAGGGTGCGTGATCCGCCGGACAGCTTAACCATTCCTGCCCCCTTTCTCCGTTATGAAGTCATGGATATAGACCAGAGAGTTGCAGTTGCAAAATTCGTGTATCTCCTGGCCGCCGCCATAAACGATAAGATTTGGGATAGATTGGCCGGAGATTTCGCGGGCGATTATCAGTTCTGCTTCTAACTCGGCAAGATGCCCGCGTGTTCCTCGTGTAGCGAAAGCGTTATAGCCAATAGGTATGCCAAGACGATTGACTTCATAGAATTTACTGCTTACATTCAAATCAGCATAGACGTTTATCCCACATTCCTGAAAGTAGCGGGCAAGCCATCTCTTTTTGTAGATGAGGTCAAGGCCTTGTGCAAGCGGTGTAGTGTCAAAAAGAGAGAAGTTTGGCTCCACAATGGCACGGGCGCAAGTGTTCAACACTTTTGCAGGATTTTTCCATACGCTTGCAAAACGATAATCATCTACATAAAAATGAATCGTTTGCGCCGCTTTTGTCTTTCTTCCTGCACCATACGGTGCGAATGGGAGCAACAAATGTCCTCCCTGCCTGTCATTCCGCAAACACGGAATGTCATACTTGTTGTCGCTCGGATATAAGCAGTCCTCGGCGACATTCAATTCAGTTGCGTTCATACTGTGATGATGTGATGTGATGATTTATGAACTTTATTATTTATTTGCCACTATTGCCAGCTTGCTCCCATCGGGGTAAGTCAGAGCTTTCTTGAATAGCTTATGGCATCTTGCAGGAATGTTGCGGTACCTCAAATGCCACTCATTCCATATCAAGCAGTGTCCGCGTTTCTGTCCGGGTGAATAGTGAGTTGATCCGGTATTAAGAGCCGGACAGCTCCCACAACTGCCCGGCTCATCGTAGAATTTAAACCCGTTTATCTCAATCATACTGCTACTGTTTGACGAGAGAGTTCATTGATTGCCTGACATAGAGTCGGACACCATGCTTTGGGTATACTGGTATGAACGGCGTTGCCAATAAACTTCTTCTGCTCACTCTGATTGCCCAGCAGCACATAGTCATCGGGGAACCCTTGAATACGTTTCAGCTCTACAACTTTGAGCATACGAAAATAGATGTCTCCCACACCATACATAGCCATAAACTCTTTTATTTTGACCATCATAGGAGAGTCTGTTTCATAGATTTCTACAGCCATTTCTCCGCTCTCGGTTGTAACCAGGCATGGCGGTCGCTTATCCATTCTTGCTATGAGTGTGAAACATGGGTCATCAATAGAGCAGCCTGTTGAATTGAACTGGGGGTCCATAAGGAAATGTTTCTTAACTGTCACGAGGCTATGCTTGGGGTTGGTGGTAACACAGCCACACGGCTCATCTATCGGAGTAGCTTTACTGGTGCCGTAGAACATGGTTAGGAACTGTGCGCCGACAAGTGCGTGATGATCTACGCAGGTTATTGTTCCGGCAGGCTCGTCGAGAGATATATTCTTATCGTATGGAGAGCCGCTGAACTGCTTGGAAAGAAACGCGACATGGGCCACACCGAGGCGGTTCTGGACTGCGACTGTCGGACATGGCTCATCAATGGACGGCGGCACATACTTTCCACGCTGGCTCATGCTGTTGAACTTGACCAGAAATGCGTCTTTACCACCGGCGACAAACCTTATCAGTCCGGCATAGATACGTTTGAGCGTATTTTCTGCCAGTGGTCTTTTCCTTGTGAAAATGGATTTACCTATCTCTCCAAGATTGAGGACGTGGCGAACAGGGCGCCATCTCTCCAGATTGCCGGTGGGCCGTCGGCTGTGTGTCGGCTCCGGGAACACTATGGGCAGACCTTTCTTTGCAAACATTCCGAAATACCGCTTGCGTGTGGTCCTGGCACCATAGTCGGCAGAGTTTAGCAGGCGATAGTCGTAATTATAGCCATATGTCTTAACATTCTTGACCCATCGGACATAATCACGCCCTTTATCCTTTGACATCGGCCGGCCATGCTCATCGAGTGGCCCCCATGACATGAACTCCTCGACATTCTCTATCTGGATAAAGTCGGGATTGATGGTTTCGATGTAGCGGTAGAGGTGTTCAGCAAGTGTCCTGCTGTCGGGGTCGCGAGGCTGGCCCCCTTTCGCCTTACTGAAATTGGTACACTCCAAAGAGGCCCATAAAACAATCAAGGCTTGCGGATTCTCTTTTATGAAAGTCTTGATGTGTCTCTTTAGCGGTGTTAAGTTAAGTGTTCTGATGTCCTCTATGAAGTGGAGTGCGTCGGGATGATTGGCGGCGTGAGAGGCTATTGCGTTCGGATCGTGATTGACACACGCAATAACCTTTGCACACTGTAAGAGTCGGGTCTACATATTTATATCATTATGCAGGTCACCTCTTCCCAGTCCTCAGAGAGCATATCAGTCTGAGAGGCCAGCCAACCAGAAAGAATCTCTTTTTGGGCAGTAAACATACAGATGGTGCCGAGTGCCGGAATTTCGCCACCGTTTTTCTCCGCAATTGCACGGAGCATGGGGTCTTTGCACCACTCTGCCTTGATGGTGGCCGCAGGTTTAAGCCAAAGGAACATTCCTTTGCCGTTCCAGCCCTTACGGGCTACTTTCTTGCCCATCTTTAGGGCTTCGATTGCTTGTCCGAAATTCATTCCGATTTTTGTTAAATGGTTAAAATTAAAACGGCCCGGACTCATTGCCCGAACCGCCGAATAGGTTGCTTGGATAAGGTGGCACAAGATTGTCGAACAGACCGGGAACTCTCGGCTGCAACGCCTCATACTCTTCTCGGAAAAACTCCTCTTTTGTTCTTCCTTGTTTTTTCCCTTTTCTGGTATGAATGTCGTATGTATAGAGTGGTATATTGATGGGGAACGCTCGTACATCATCAATCCACCGCTCCACATCGACATCGTTGCGGTCATAGACCAGATTTTGCAGATGATCCGCGTCTCTGCTTTTACGGCATTCACACAGTAGCAACACCGCTTTGCTAACGAAGATTCTGCCTTTCGGCTCGGTCTTGTTCTTGTTGACTAATTCGTGACCCTGCCAAAGAGCCTCAATCTCTTTCGTGATGAGTCCGTAGCAATCCTCTGCAGAGATGGTAAAGAGCCGTTTCCAGACGTAATCACGATAGTTGCTGTGCCACAGTTCCAGAGCAAAGTATCCAGCCACACAGGCATCACCTCGCCGGATTGCTTTCTGCATTGCAGAGCTGACTTCAAAAAAGTCATATCCGTGTATTGTTCTTATTATCATAACTAGCTATTATGGTTTGTTTTACATCAGTAAATTTAGCCAAAAATGACGAGATATACAATCAGATTGAACGCCATTTTATCAGCCATTTAGCAGGTTAGAATTTGAACTTACAGGAGATGTTGTACTCCACGAGCTGCTTTGTCTTATCTTTGCCGTTATTGGTGGCTCCCTTGATATTGATACTGTCACCAAAATGCTTTTTGATGAACAGTATCGAGCGTCGTTCCTCTTCCTGATTTCGGAACGCGGCCAGGCCTCCGGCGTTGACAAACGTGCCTTTCTGAGCGAAGTTGTAGCGGAGGTCGGTGAGGATTCTGCGCTCCTTGTACTTCATATAGCATGAAATCCAAAAATCCTCTTTGAGTCTGATTTCCTCATTCCACCATACATTCTTGTTATACCTCACGCCGTAGGCACAGCCGGTGATCATCTTTGAAAGAGAGTAATATCCCCACTCGTTATACATCACCGGTGAGATGGCCGACGTGAATCCGAATATGTGAATATCAAGCATACAGGCCAGCTCATAGAGCGAGTTGATGATGTGGGTTATCTGCTCTGGGTCTCGGATTACTCCTGGCTCTCCTTTCTCACAAAAAAGAGTCTTGACAACATGAACATCATCGTCAAGCATCATCAATTCCCCGAAGTGCTTTGCCATCCAATTCCGTTTGGGTATCAACCCTATCACGTCGTCGGGGTGCGTGACAATTTCGCAGTCGGGATTATATTGACGGTAGAGGTCTGCCTGGCTCTCGGCCACACAAATGATAGGGTCAAGAACGAGCTTTTTGGCAAAGACTCTATCGTGGCGTTTATGTGAGGGAATGACTATCTTGAGATTCATTTGCTCTCGCCCTCCAGCGCGTCACGTACATCTTTTATGTCAATCACATTGCTCTTGCTTACCTTACCGGTCTTATAGGACTTCATGCGTTGCATACCCAACCGCTCACGGAGCCAGTTGCTGTCAACCTCGTTACCGGACTGAATGATGAACAACTCATGTTTTTCATCAAACTTCGGAATCAGCGGATAGATTGCAGTTTCATCGGTTATAGAATCAAACCGCTCCTTGAACTCATCGACCGGCTTTTCCGGGGCAAATTCTACACCCCAGTCGGCCAACTCGGTTTTATCCCACTCGTTGTTCATAACATCGAGGTCGTTTTCTCCGAAGTTCACGTTGTCTTTTGTGGCATACTCCCTCAACTTCTTTACGTCGGTTTCAAGGTTGAGGATTTTACAAGGCAGCTCGGTGTAGCCAAGCTCCTTGCAAGCCCTCAGACGGAGATTGCCGCAAACGACAATGTAGCGTCCTTTCGGATATGGAAAAACGATGAGTTCACGCAGTTCAAGCATCTCGGGCGATTCCTTGATGCTCTTTTTCATCGCCTCATAGCGATAATCCCGAAAGAACCGGGGATTCTTCGGGAGTCCTTTGAGTTGCCCCTTGTTGAAATCAAGCAGGCTTATTGGTAATATTGTTATTTCTGCCATAGCTATTACTTACATCATCACGAAAACATCATCACGAATAGTCATTGACGGAACCTACAATGTTTGCCGACGATAGTACTCCAGAGTTTCACGGAGCAGTTTTTCTATATCCTTGCAACCAATGCGCTGAAGATAGGTAAGCGCGGCAATTATCACCTCGGCCGCTCCCTCTTCCTTCTCGTTCCAATCAGGAAGATTGAGGCTCTTGAAAGCCGTAGCCTTATGTAACGCTCTCCATTCTCGGGATATATCATATAAGGATACCGAGGGAGAGGACAACGGTGTAATCTTGCCTTTGGCGATTGCTACCTCTTCGCATTGTGCGGCGAATTTTTTCAGAGGTATTGCCATTGGTAAAGATTGGGGTTAAGTGAATGACTGGTTTTAGGCCCGTAGCCTTGTATCATTGTGGCCGGGGGGGGAGATTTGTTACAAGTATTCATAAGCTGTGAATAATTCGGGGTTATTTCAGTTGGTCAGGCAGATCATCTTCATCTGCTTTCTGTTCATCGTCGAGGAAGTCGAACAAAGAGGGTGCCTGCTTATTGTTGGCGGCCTGTGCGCAGTATTGTGCGCCGTCGAGGAAATATACCGGCGAGAGTTCTATGCCCCAGCCTTTGCGCCCTTTGTTCAAGGCACAATAGGGAACAGTCATCAGACCTCCGAATGGGTCAAGGACTATATCACCGGGGTTGCTCATCTGCTCAATGACACGGTTAACAATGTCAAATTGCAGAGGGCAAAGGTGCTGCTCCTTGCCTTTTACCGACTGAATGGTGTTGAGGGTGCGCATACGGGCAACATCAGACCAAACTTCACTCGTCCAGCTTCCGGGCTGGAGCAACATAAAGCCTGTTGGGAGTTTCCCATACAGCTCCAGTTCTTCAGCGATCTTCACGACATAGTCGTAATCCCATACCTCGTTGAGAGAGTATTTTTTGAAGAAACGGAAGATTGACTTGTGGTCCATCTTGGCAATCTCGGCCGGTGTCATCAGTCTGTCGCCTGATGAGCGAGTGTAGCTATGTGCGTCCATCTGCCAGCGGGCGCGGCTGTAGCCCTCGGGGTTATCCCATGTCCGCGTCTGCTCGTTCCACCACTTTTTCTCTTTGACTACCGGAATGTCGGCATAGGCATTAGTGCGGTCAGTGGCAGGCTTGCGAAAGATGAGAAGATATTCCGGCATACCTACCCCCATCTTCGTGCCGTCTTTGCACTGCTCGGTCCAGCCGAGGCGGTAGGTCTGATTGTTTTCCCGGACAACATCTGTTACGATAGTCTTCATGCCCATGTAGGCAAAGCCGTGCTTGGTGTAATGCCTGATACAGTCGCAGTGGAACGGATAGACCGTCTGACAGCCCATGCCGCTCAATCCCATCGGAACAATGCGGTCTTTGACATGGATAATCGCCATGCGCCCGGGCTGGAGCGCTCGGTAAAGATTAGGTGTGAGGTAGTCCATTTGCTGAAAGAACTCCTCATTGCTTTCTGAGTGGCCGAAGTCAGCGTAGTTTGGCGAATATTCGTATTGTGTCGCAAACGGAATGGAAGTGACTATGAGGCCCACGGAATTGTCCGGGTAGAGGTCGGTGTTCTGCAATTCCAGAACATTGTCATTGTTGGCTATGCGGTAGCCGCCGCCAGACACCTCTACACGCTCCACACCCATCTTGCGGGCGAGATGCGCCGACATTTCTTTGTGAGATAGTCCGTATTTCTTTATAATTTCGGTCATATTATGGACGAGTTTATTATGATTCTGCCACTTAGTTTCAAGTGCTTTTCTTACACCCCGCTCGGCCTCAGTGTAGATGAGGTCAACACGGACTTTCTTTGTCTGAAGGAATCGTTGCAGGCGGTGGATTGACTGGATAAAGTCATTGAACTTATAACCGATTCCGAGGTATATGGCCCATGAGCAATGACGCTGAAAGTTGCACCCCGAACCGGCGATAACAGGTTTGGCCGCAAGTTCCTGAATCCGGCCATAGGAGAAGTCGAGGATATTGCGTTCACGTTTCTCATAGTCTTGTGAGCCAAAGATGGATTTGACCGTAGGTATGGCCTTTTCTATCGCATGGCGCTCACTCTCGAGGTCGTGCCAGATGATGCGGTGCGCGTCTGGATCTTCGGCGCGTAGCTCCATCATCTTCGCTATTCGGTCAGGCAAACTGTCACGTTTTTCTTTGGCAGAGGCTTGCAGGCCGAGAGCTTCAGTAGCGAACAGTACAGGATTGCCGTATTTGTCAACACTTGTCTTGGAATAGTCTGTCGGAATCTCGTGCCATCGCAGGTCGAGGTCTGGCAGGATATAACCCTCATCATCGACCTCGTCGCCGGTGATGTCGGACGGTCTGCTGACAAATAGAGCCCATGAGGAAACCCACAGCCAGAACTCTTCCTCTTTGTGTGGGTGGAGTGTGAGATTGTCGGCGTGCGTTGAATCTCGCTTAAAGAAACGTGTTTTGGCTTGCGACACGTCCATAATGCCCAGAAAGTCGGCATAAGCCAGCAGCTCTATGTAGTCGTTTGGTGAGGGGGTAGCTGTGGCGACATAGCGGAACTTGATACGCTCTGCCTGGCGGCGAACCTGCATGGGGCCGCCATCGCCGGTAAACAGTCGCATAAACTCCCGGAATGTCTTGGAACCGCCAAGTCCTCGCAGGACTGACGCCTCATCAAGACTGGCAACAACAAATAGTTCCGGGTCTAACTTGCCGTCTCGTATGCTTTCGTAGTTTGTGAGGTAGATGCCGTCGCTATCCATCTCCTCGGGGCGGCGTATGAATTTGGGAGGATTGTCCCAACCGAGAATGTTTTTGGCATCCTCTACAAACTCCTGACGTACGGATAGAGGACACACTATGAGTCCGGCGCCGTGGCCGACTTTGGAGAGGGTAAGCCGGACTGCTTCTAACTGCGTCACAGTCTTGTGTAGTCCGAATGACGCGAAACACGCTCTCTTACCACCCTCGACAAGCCATTTTACCATCAGCTTGTTATGTGGTTTGAGTTTCGGGTTGATTTCGCCCATATCCACCTTAAAGCCGTAGTTCTCGGAGATTTTTATTTTTGATTTCAGAAACTCTTGATACTCCATAGTAAAGCAAGCGGCGCCACTCGGTTGTGAGCGGTGCCGCGTTTATGGTTGATGATGTGATTTTATTACTCGATTACCCGGATTCCGTATTTCCGGGCATTGGCTTCTACTTTGGGAGAGCGTCGGGTGTGGGCGACAACATAGGCCTCACTGCCGCCTCTGGCAATTTGATAGCCACGCTGCCGGAGTTCGTAGCGGTACTGGCGCTTTTTGGGATTGCCATACAATTTCAACTTCGTGCGCTGCTCAAATCCCCATACAATCCGAGAACGTTCTCTCTTGATGGTGGCGCGTCTGGACTCGGCAGACTTTCGCAGCCTCTCTGCGTCTTTCTTGGCTCCGAGACGTTGACGGCATGAAACTCCCGGCTTGAATTGCCCGGCCTCGCTGTTGGGGATTTTGAAACCTTTAGGCGGATAGGTGCCGTTACGTCTGTGGGATATTTTAGCCGCCTCAGCGGTTTCATGCTGGCACTTGACCATGAACTGACGGCTTTTTGTAAGGCCCATTGCCCGGGCAAGCCTGAATACTGAACGAGGAGAGATGCCTAACCTCTCGGCACACTCGCTGTTTTTGGTGTGCTTGAAATGATTGGTCAGCCATCTCTCCTGTTTAGGTGTAAGGTCAATTTTTTCAGTCTTTCCCATTGCTTTCGGGGAGTTTATTGCCCTCAAGGTCGTAGCCAAGTTTTTTCAGTTGGTTGGCAATCTTATTGATTGCTTTCTCTCGCTTTTCTTTGGCCTTGTTTATGGCTTCATTGTACTCGATAGGGCACCACAGTTCGCCAATTCTCTCAACATAAGGCTCGGCTATACCAGTCGCCTCGTTGAGTGTGATTATTTGTGTGCCGGTATCGAGAGCCTTTTTTATCCATGCTCGCAGAATGAATGGAGCCTTGTCAAGGTTGTTGGCGACATATCTGCTAATCTCTTTATCTTTCGGATAATCACCAAGGCCTAATGCCAAGCACAGCTCACGGTTGTTTTTTACCATCATAGAGTAGGCAACTATGAACTCAGCATTGTCAAGGCCAGTTCGTTCTTTGAACTCTCCATGTTCGGCAATAGCCTTGCGGGCCGCCACGATTTTGTATGACTGCTCCGATGAAATAGTACGATATTCTTGGAGCAGGTCATTTACTTTCATCGGTCGGCCACTCTCATCGCTATTGGTGGAGAGGTCATCTTTTCTCAGATAGTAGAACGATTCCGTCAGTGTTGGCATATCATAGCCGCCGAGAACAAGAACCCGATAGATTTCACCGGTGGAAAGCATTTTGACTGTGCGCTCATCATCTGCATCATACCAGCACTTGTGGTCAAAGGCTCTTGCCGGATTTACAATCTCATAGCCTCTGCGCTCTATCTCGGCGATGAATGATTGCTTTACAGCCTTTGCCGCCTCAGAGCAGTATGGATCCGGCTCTGCTCCTATCACAATCTTGCCGAATGTGAGAGGTGAGCCTTTGGGAACAAGGTCGGCGGAGTAGCCATCAACCGTTTTGAGCATGTAGGCCAGCAGCTTTGACTGGAATTTGGCGCGGTTGGTACAGCGGCCGGCGTCTTGGCTCTTCATTTCCCAGAACAGGCAGCCATGATTGGCGGTGTTGAGTTGACATTCGGAGCATTTGCTTTCACAGCCACCCTCGAAATCCTCATCTGCCTGGTTATCGCTTTGATACCACGGCGATTTGGAGAGAGTCAAGAACAGGCCATTGACAAAACTCTCTGCCGTTGCTTTGGTTAGCCCGTGATAGTTGTTACTGTACTGCGAGTGATATTTCCTTTGCATATCCTCGTCGAGCTTGCAGATGAGCATCGCGGCAGATATGCTCATTTTGTCTTCCTTGATAGCTACGACAAGTTCGGGAATGAGAGTGTTGAGCTTGCATCGGTCTTGGATAAAGCGAATGCTCTTGCCGAATTTGAGTGCAACTTCCTCAGCAGTTTTACCGTTCTTGATGAGCTGACCGAAAGCAAATGCCTCTTCCATCGGGTCTACGTCCTGACGCTGGAGGTTCTCGGTTATCATGGCCTCGAAAGCCTCTTCATCGTTCATCTCTCGCACCATTGCCGGAATGGACTGGAAACGGTCACTCTTTTTGCGATGGGCCGCCACCCGCTCTACGTTGAGTGCGTCTTCCTTAGCTTTGAGCAGACAGTAAGCGCGATAGCGACGCTCACCGCAAACGATTTCGTAGCCGATTGGTATGCTGACAATCTCGCCGGAATTGTCGAGTTCATCATCATACTCACAGGGGCGCACCGTGATGGGCTGAATTAGCCCCTGCTTTTCGATGTTGGCGGCAAGCTCGTTCACAGCCTCTTCATCGAATGTCTTTCTTGGATTCATTGGTGATGGTTTCACCAAGTCCAATGGGATTTTTTGAAAGTCCATAATTAAGGGATTTATTGGTTTGACTTGTAGTTTGTTATACTGTAAAGTTAGTCATTTTAAGCGAATTACACAAACAGAATGATCACCATTTTTACACCATTTTACCACGAATATGTGGCACCGTTGAAAGTCCAGTCAACACGTCTATAGTTGAAATATCCACGTTTGGCTGTTTCCTCAAACATCTCCCTGTCTTCGGATTTCAGTATTGCCGGAGTCTGGCCGTTTACGGTGGTATAGCGAGGTATGCCGAAACGCTCACGAATGAGGCGGATTGATTCTTCATCTCTCGTCTGCCAGTGTATTATCACCTTTTCTCCCTCGAGGTCGGTATGAGTCATTTTCAAAAACGATTGGGGTTAACATTTCTTGGAATCTGTCATATATGCGAGGGCCGTACTTCTCTTTCAAGTCGTCGGTTTCAAGGTTTGTGGTCACGATAGTCATGCGCTGGCTGGCATACCGCTCAGATATGAGGTCAATGATTGGGGTGTGTATCATGCCATACACCATAACCTCACGCGGTTCCTCTCCGAGATCATCAATTATCATCATCGGCTCTGTAAACAGGCTTTCGTATTCATCGTACTGCTCCTTGAACTTCTCACTTGCAGCACAAAGCCGACAAATCTCTTTTGCCGTGCGGAGCTTCATGCTTTTTCGCTTGGAATAGCCATTCTCATATTCGGTAACAAAACCTATGAGTTGAGCTATCGCTTTGGCGAGAGTTGTCTTGCCATTGCCATACAAGCCGCATAGCATAAGCCCTGGAGTCGCATCTGGGTTGATGAGCCAGCGGGAGGCTGCGAGGATATGAGAGCGAGTATCTTCATCGAGCGTGAACACGCCTCCGCGATATTCAACCTCGGCTTTCATGGCGGCATAGATGCCATTGGTGGCATCTTTCTCCGGGATTTCGAGGCTAAAACGTCCCCTTGAAACCCTTTCGTTTTTTAGCGCCTGACTCAGACCCTCTACGTTCTGAAAATCTATCCCTAAAAGTTTCTCCAGCTTCATTGCTCTTTACTTGTTTGCATTCTCTCTCTTTTCGCAATAGCCAGTCGTTGGCAAGGCTTTCCCAATTAGCAACCTTACGGCCATTGCTCTTTACCCAACCTTGCGAGTCGTAGTAACTGAAAAATGAATCAGCCTCAATTTCCAGATCCGAAAGGCATAAGTCAGCTTGTCGTATGAGAAAATATGACCTGACTTCTTCAAGAGTTGGAGGGATGAACTCAACGAGCTTGGCCGCCTTTACTCCTTTCGGCTCCATTCTTGACAATTCTCTATCCGAAAATAAGCCATCTGAATCAGGAGCTCTTGCCCGCACACGCTCTCCGGCAGGAGAGATATTATTTTCTGTTTCTGTTTTAGTTTTATTATATGCCGCAGGTTTTGCCCTGCTTTTTGCCGCAGGTTTTACCCCGCTTTTTGCCGCAGGCTTTGGCTCAATATTTGAGGTAAAACCATTTGGGAACACCCATTCGCCATCTATTTTCTCCGGGAAACAATACATCGGAGTATTTTTCCTCCTGGAGCCACGTTTGAACCCGATTAAACCTTTCATCACGAGCTTGTCTCTACCAGCAGCCAGCGTATTTTCTGTGACCGCCATTAGCGCGACTGCCCGTGGATTGGAGAGGGAAAAGGGGTTTTCCCAACCGAGCCGATTGCAAATGTCGAGCAATCGAAAATAGATGTTTGTCTCGGTCGGCGTGAAACCCTTGACATCAACCTCCTGCCAATATCGGTTAATCAATTCGATATAGTTCATTGATATGTGGGGTATAGATTGAGAGCCTTGTCAATGTAAGGCTGTGGGTTGGTATGAAGATATAGGCAGACAGCCTTAACAAACTCCACCAATCCATGGCATACAACATCAGTGCTGCCATGTTCCTCAACAAGCCTCTGCCATTCTATTTGCTCCTCAGACTGTTTCCCTGCGCTGCTCCCTTTGCGTTTGGGAACCTTCATCTCAATGCAGAGCGATGATTTGCCGCCTTTAGGGAACAGCAATATGAGGTCTGCGACACCTTTTACTTGTCCCTCATACACCATCTGTGCGCCAGCACGTGCGCCGCGCCACCCGCCATTGGGAACGGCAAAGAGCAGATTTGCCACTTGGGGGAACGTTCGCCGGAACCAGTTCACGCAAAAATGCTGTATTTTAGATTCTGAGTATGTCTGCTCCAATTCGAGTATTTCTTCCTCAGTCATGTTCTCTATAGTTTTCCGTATGCTGTGCGCATTGGTTAAGTTGCTTGATTATTTGTCTGCATCGGATCGCGTTGCCGTCTTTGTCATCGAAATTGCCGAAGCATTCCCATTGTTCTCCAAAGAGTCCGACAGTGCGGCGTAGCAACAAGACACGGCCATTCTTCACAAGCCATTTGAAATTCTTCATAGGCGGCTACTGAATAGATTCATCACATTGCTTACTACGTCCTCATCAATCTGTGTGGTGGTGCCCGTAACCTCGTTGGCTATGTCTTTCTTGGTCTGAATAACCTTATACATATACTCGTCAATAGTCTTATCGCCGAGAAAGTAATAGCAGTTGACGGCATTCTTCTGACCGTTGCGGTGGGCGCGATCTTCGGCTTGCTCACAGTCACTGTACGTCCATGGGAACTCGATGAAACCCACTCGGCTTGATGCCGTAAGAGTGTGGCCGGTGCCGCCGGACTTGTAGTTGAGGATTATGAGCTTGCACTCGGGGTCGTTCTGGAAACGGTCAACGGCATTCTGCTTTTGGGTGATGTTGTCCGAACCCGTAACAGTCACAGCATCGGGGAACTCTTCTTTGAGCGCCAGGACAACCTCTTTCAGATAGGCGAACATGATTAGCTTTTCTCCACCGTCTATGACATCATGTATAAAGTCGGCAACGGCTTTGACTTTACCACGGGCGGCTATCTCTTTGAGAATACCCATACGTACCATGACCTCGCCTCTCATTGCCCGGGCTATCTTATCATCATCGGCGTGTTTATACTGACGCAGATATTTGAGGAAATTATCCTCTGCGTCCTGATACTCCTTGCGGTTGGTTATCTCGCAGGTGATGTACTGGCGCATCTTGTCGGGCAACTGTGTCAGCACCTTTGCTTTTTCTCTTCTGAAGAAACAGCAGCACCATAGGCGGTAGTGCAGCTCCTTCATGTTGGAAGATTGCTTGGGTCCGTCGCAGAACCGGGAAACGAATTGCTTATATCCCCCGAAGTCATCAAGGCGGCCGAGGATTCTCAACTGCTGTATGAGGTCGGTATTGTTGTTGACAACAGGCGTGCCCGTAAGAGCGAATATCCACTTTTTGCCTTTGCAGATACCCTCAACGAATTTGGCCTGCTGTGTCTTTGATGATTTGCACTTATGGCTCTCATCTATGATAACCGATTTGAACAGCCTTACGCGCTCATCAAATTCTATCGACGCGAGAGTGAAACGAGATGTGTTCTTGACCTTGATAACAAAGAATTTTTTTAGGCTCTCGTAGTTGGTGATGAACACCGGGCACAGAGCCTCGCCGTCGGGCCGTTTCAACTCCCAGAACTTCTCCCAGCTCGCACGGTTGGAGTCATCAAGAATACAAGCCTCTATGCCTGCGAACTTCTTAAACTCACGTTTCCAATTCACCTTGAGCGCTGCTGGGCAAATGACAAGCACCGGGAAAGTTTCGCCGTAGACCATTGCCTCACGATGGGCCTTAACTACCGAGCATATCGCTTGGAGCGTCTTGCCGAGTCCGGGCTGATCGCCAAATATGCACCGCTTGTTGTCAAGAGCGTAGCGAACACCCTCCAACTGGTAAGAGTATGGATTGAGCAGCATATAATGTTCGCCGACAAATTCTTTCATCGGCGGTATCTCATACACCACATCTCGGGTCTCGCCACGCCTTGCAACATGGGAGCAGTAATTCTTCTGAACGGCCCATTGAGCGAAAGCCTCTACATACCACCGAGCATCACAGCCCGGCGGATATAAACCCTCTTTTGACACTATCCAAACCTTTTCCGACTGGTCCCACCGGCGGGTGGGTATCCTCTTTACAAGGTCAATCAGAGCAGGGTTGTATTCAAAGGAGAGCCTGAACGTGCCGGGGGTTTCGGTAATGTATATAGGCTTCATCGTTTAGGCGACTTGTTCGGCTTGAGTTTTGGCATTGTCGGCCTCGGTTATGTCTGTTACATCTTCCGGTATTCCTGCTTTGGCAAATGGGTCTTCTTCATTCTCGAAGTCGAACTCAGTCTGCTTGATGACCCACTTACGCTCGGTGATGTACTCCTTGACTTCGTAGAAGAAAGCGTCGATAGCAAAGCGGAAGTCATCGGCTCTGAGCCAGCCGCTGTCATCGGCGTTGAGGTCGGTGGGAGGTGTGTTGAGGTTGAGAACCTTTGACGACATAAGAGTGCGCCGGCCGATGAGCGTGGCAATCGGACAGTTGTCATCGCCGCCGAGAGATACACCTGAAACGTCGAGGCGCCGCAGTAGGTCGAGGTTGGTTTCTGAGTCGGGGTTATCCCAGTCGTAGCGGTCAGCCTCCTTCTGTTCTGTAAGCTCCGCGAAGTAAGGGATAAGGGCGGCGAGGCGCGCTTTAAGGTCTGCGTGGACGGTGTTCTTACCTTTGATGGTAATCTCATTGCCATCTTCGTCGATGTAGGTTGCCTCAATGGTGCCACCCTTTGTCAGTTTGGCTTTTTTGATTTTTATTTCCATTTTATTTTGTGGTAGCGCAATATGCCGCCGCTTGGCTTTCGGCCTCCTCGCGGGTGTTCACGCGGTTCTGTTTCATCCATGCCTCAACCTCGGCACGGTCGAAGTAGATAAATTTACCCCGGGGCCGGTAATAGGGGATTTCATTGCGGCTTGTAAGATTGTAGAGGTGATTTTTGCTTAGTCCTGTGAGGTCTGCAACGTCCTCGATCGTCAGCACGTTTTTAGCGGCTAACTTTGTAAGCTGCTCGATACGGTCGAGCCTTTCTGAAATTTCTTGGAATAAGTGTTCTATTGGAGTCATAATTAGTAAAAAACATCGGATGGCCACTATGACCACCCGATTATTATCTGGTTTTGTACTCGTCTATGAATGATTGATAATGTCTGTCTGCCGGGAGTGGTAATGTTATCCCGAACTCCGTAGCGGCATCGGCCTGCACCTTGTTGAGAAAGTTTGTCATCTGTAAGGTGTTCAGATCGGTTGTACTGCCAACCACTCGTACCCATTTGTTCCCAACGACAACATCTCGGCTTAGGAACTTGGCCTTGTAATAGTCGTGAAAATCCTCTTTGGAAGTGCCCGTCGCTTCTTCCATGCACTTGTACCACATCCACATCAGCGAGTTTTGGGAAATGGTGCGCGGCTCGGTTTTTCTGACTATCCTTACCGTGTATACTCCGTTTCGGAGTAGTGAGCATAGGTACTCAAAAGATTTATCCATGCTCACCACTCCGTCACGCTTGGTGAGTATCGCGTCGGCCATCAGCGGAACGGCAGACCATCGGGACCGAGATTACCACCTTGCGGTGACGCGGGCATCGGTGCTGGTGCCGGGGGCTGTTGAGGGTAGCCTCCCTGCTGGGGATAGGCTGCTTGCTGTGGATATGCAGGCTGTTGGGGATAACCGCCGGGGGTTTGCGGATAGCCCCCTTGTGGATAGGCCCCGGGGGCCTGCGGATATGTGGGCTGCTGGGGATAGCTGCCGGGTGCAGGTTGAGCCGGACGCTGGCCTACGGTCGAGGGTGCCTGATACGGTACGATACCCATACCCTTGATGGAGTTGAAATAACGGCCTTGATACTCTCTGCCGTTGACATACGCCTCAACGGTTACACGCTGGCCAGGTGCGAAGTTGTCAAGCAGAGGCATCTTGTCGCCAGTGAACTCTATGAGGACGTAGTTAGGATAGGTCTTGCCGTCCTTCTCCCACGAATCATCGAGAATCAGCTCTCGCTTTTGGAAGTTGTCCGACACCTGCAACACCGGCGAGATGTAGTGAATGAGGGCGGTTGCTGAAAACTTAATCATAACTTTTTTATTTGAGGGTAAACCCGCCCTTGGTGGGCTTGTTGATGGTATATTGCTCGTACAGGTCGGGGTGGTCTTTTTTGAACCTTGCGGAGTCAAATGTCGCTCTATTGCTGTCGGCAGCGATAGTTGCCTTGAACAATCCGCTGTCCCACGACTTTATGCCGTGCTGTTCCATTGCCATCCGTAAAGCCTTTTTTGCTTCTTCGAGCTTGGCCTTGGTGTCTTTCTCCAACGCCATAAGGTCGGCGACATAGGATATGACATCTTGAGGAACAACCGGGACTGTTTCTTTATTTGAATTTGAGGCCGGTAGGTTTGGAGTTATCCCGAACACTGATTGGTCGTGATGAAAATAGACAGGGCCGTTATCGGTGAATACATATTCCGTCGAGAGCAGTTCCTTTACAAGTTCGGATGGTTTGCGCTGGATAACCCAAAACGCGTCCCTGTCCTGACGGAGCCAGTTGCAGGCCAACCCCTCTACCTTTATACCGGGATTCTCGGCCTCAAACAACTCGGCATATACCGACAGTTGCCACGACAGATACTCTTTCAAGGCATCTTCCCGGCTGCTGAAATATGCAGGGTTGAAATAGCCGCATAGCGGATAGCGGTCGAGGTTGTTGCTCTTGGTGTCAACGAGCCATATCCCGTTTGTGCTGACCCTCTGCCATACGTTATCTATCTGCGAGGCGTATTTGTCATTGTCCGATACTGTAAGCTCGTTTGCGAGTGGGATAAAGCCGTTGAGGTGCTTAATGTAGTTGTCAAGTTCACGGCTCACATCCCATTCTATGATTTCGTAATGGTCGCCCTGTCTGGTATTGACGGTTTGGATTGTTTGCCGGATTCCCAACTGGTCGTATGTCTGAATGGCATGGTGAATGGCGGTGCCACGGCTTCCGGCTTTTGGGATGAGGAAGTCTTTGACATAAGGGTCGGCCTCGGGATATACACCCAATCCGAGGATTGAATGTATAAGACCCGTAATGCCGAGCAACCTTTTCTCTCCGAGGCGGTAGCGGTGTGCGTCCTCGTCGAAGATTACAGGGGATTGCTTGAACTGTGTCATTTTGCACCGGAGTTTTTAATTTGCTGAATTTTAGTGCAGGCTGCGTTATAGAACTCGGTACCGTTCATGCAGAGAGCCGGAGCTTCTTTGGTCCATTTGCCCCATAACTCTTGAAAAGCCGACTCAGAGGTTACTGCGTTAAGTTCCGAGAGTGCCTGTTGGAGTTGAGCTCCGGTAAACGCGACTGCCGAAGTCCCTCCATTTTGTTGCGAGTATTGGCCGTTTTCAGTCCTGGTGTACTGCTCATACTTGCTTTCATTATGCCCGGTCGCTTTTTCTCCGTACCATATATCGCCACCGATGCCGAGTGGCTTCATGGCGATGGATAGCGCATCAGTAAGAGCCATTTTATACGCCTCATCGTTTACATAGGGGCCATTTTTCTCGGCGCTGACTACGGCAGAACCACCGACACCGGGAATTGCATCACTCCATTCCTTTGTTTCGGGATCGCGGACATAGAGTGAGATGTTGCAGAATACCTTGACTTCTTGACCGTAAGCCTCGGCCCATTGGCGGTCAATAGTATATTTCCATCCAAAACCGACCGGGCCGAATATCTCGGTGAGTCGCTTCATTCGCCACATCGGGTTAATGTCACTCATCCCTTTAAGGCGACCAGCCTGAATCTTTTTGAGGGCATCGGCCGGCACTTTACGCCCTTGATTGTAGAAGCGGAGATTGGTGTCGAGAATGGACAGAGCGTTCTTCAGCTCTTCTTCCTTCGCCTCTTGGTTTGTTTTGTTCTCTTCCATTTTTGTTGGAGGTTATTAGTTTGACTTGTTATATCTATGTTTCTGATCCACAGTAAAGATAGTCATTTTTAGCGAGTTACACAAACAGATTGTCCGCCATTTTTACGCCTTAACGTTTACTGACATTTGATTCCGAACCGAGGCGCATAGAACTCAAAGTTCTTACGCTCGTAATCCACATCTTCGGGATACCACTCAGCGCCAGCATACCACTCCAAAAAGCAGTTCCAGCAATACCAATGATTGAGAACCGCAATATACACATCCTTATCAGATGGTAAGAATGGGTTGCCACACCAATCACATATACAGATGTCGGAGCCGACTGCGTTCATCAGCTCACCGGCAGTACACTCTATAAGGAGAAACTTGCCGCGTGAAATTTGTTTAGCCATCGTTCTTGAAAGATTTGAGAATTATGTTTGACAATGAGATTACTTTCCGGCACATATCCTCATCGAACATACCTATGTGTGTTTGCTCTGTCGGAAGTCCGAAAGCAGCGGACAATACCTCATAGGCGGCTGTCCGTGGCAAGTAGCCTTCTTTCCATAGAGGGTCGAAAGCCTCGTGAGCCTGATGTTTCAGTTCTCGCAGTTCTTTGTTCGCAATCCTGCCGAGCGCCTTGTCAGTGCCTTTATGACAGCCGACCCATGCACCGCACGGTTCACAGATGTAGCACTTGGTGCCATACGACCGTCCGTATATTTGGGAGTCCTCGACGAGTTTAGTTGGATTTCCACAATACGGGCAGCTCCAGCCGAGTAATACAAGCGGGTCATCTTTGAGATTCATTTTTAACATGGTTTGCTACCTCTGCAAATGCGGCGGCGAACTTGTCTATATCTTCAGTATGAATGAAGATGCGCTGTCGCTCCTTTTTACCGGGACTACGGTCGACCGGAATCTCCGAGATAGAGATATAGGGCTGACCCTTTTTGTCTTTGTGCGCGTCGATGTAATAGATACGAGTACCGGCACTGACACGCACAGTCTTTGTCGGATTTTCCATTTTGATGATGTATTTTGATGATGTGGTTGGGAGAGTTGGAGTCGAACCAACTTATCGGCTATTCGATATGCGTCCTATCGCACTGAGCGATGCCCATACCCGTATTTACCGACGCCAGCCTCTACTGGTAGCACTTTACGAGTGCCGTTCTCCCGTAGAAACCGGACTATCTTCACATACCGTCCGGCGTTAATGATATTATTCTAATTGGGGTTGCAGAGGCGGTGGGAGTCGAACCCACATTAACCACTATCGCGCTTGGCGCCAGCGTTTACCACCTCCATGTGGCCGAGATTACCCGCCCGGCTATCGGGGTTTGAAAAAAGATGATGCCACGACCCTCACGGGCACTCAAAGGCAATCCAATATGATATCATTATATTACCCTCACGGGCATTGTACCTATTTGGTTATTTTCTTTTTCTCATATTCCGGCAATGTCGCAATACTTGGGCGGCGTTGCAGAACCATTTGCCGTTTTGAACATTATTCGGTTTGTGGGCCTCGATTGCACCAGCGGCAATTAGGTCCTCCAATTTTTTCACTCCTCCGACAATCTTTGCCGAGAGGTCTTTACCGAAACTCTCATCAGACATGACAGCGAAAATATTTTCGAGCTGCACAGCTTCGGGATTGAGTGCTTTGACTTGAAATTTTCCCATAAGCTATGCAATTCTTAAGACAGCGACACTCTTGTTATCTCTGTCAAGTTTGGTTTTCCACTGCCGCCCCTCGTTAAGTACCTCCGGCACCATAGATGTTCCGGGTGTAGAGCGTATGGTTTGATAATTGTAGGAGTCTATGGGAAACAGAACAATGTCGCCCACTTGGAGTTTCCTGAACTCTGCGGTTACTCCTAATACCGCCCATGTCGGTGTCTTTATATCAAGGTCGGGGAAATTCTTCTTGAAAGCATCGACAATGGAGAGATTCATGTCTATTGTTTTATTTTCCATATCGGTAAAATTTTGAATTGGGAACGGTGGTGGGCGACGACCCCACATTAACCACTATCACCCGGAGGCTACACCATTCACAGATAATCACTAACTTTGTAATTGCAACACCAAAAATTAGTGATTATGACAAGATTTATAGAAATCTCTGACAACGCAGGGAATCGACACCTCGTTAATCTTTCTGCCATCGCCTCAATTGAAGATCGCAGAAAAATGATTGTCTTACACTTTGTGAATACGGCTCAAAAGCCAGTCTCGTTGTCTATGAGCTACGGAGCAATCAAGGATTCTATTCAGAAAGGTGATCCCATAATTCCCGGCGGAACGATTTTATAGGAATCCCACAAAACTTCACGATTTTCTCTTCTCCGTCAATAGAGAATTTTGTGAGTACTGGAACACCTAAAATGGTGGTCTTGCTTGTTCGTGCATCTATTCCTTTGACAGTTTCGTACAATCGGCCGCTAAGTCGAACATTTTCAGTTGTTCGATAAGTTCTTGTAATAGTTTGGATTATTGCTTTCATCTGCTTTATGCTTTAGAGTTGGGAACGATGGGCGGACTCGAACCGCCGACGCATCTGCTTTGCAGATCGCTCTATCCACTGAGCTACACCGTTCTATTTGATGCCGGACGTTTCGCTGTAAATATCATAGTGGCTTACCTCGTCCGGTTCTTATTGTTATTACGCGGTCCATTTGCCACGGGCGGACACGACTCAACCCGCTCCCAATCATTTTCGGCATAAGCACTGGGAGTTATTTCTTATCGCAAACACGGCCTACCGTGTCGCTCATCACTGCATCGGCATCATCCATCGGGCTTGACCGCGTTATGCAGTGGAATTTCCAATACGTCAAGGTACTCTTTTTGACTTTACTCAAAGTTGTGGGAGCGAGAGGAATCGAACCTCTCCAAGCGGCCAAAGAAGAGCACCTTGAAAGTGATAATCTTTGCGGCTTCCTTTATCGCAAATCTTTGCTCCCGGTTGCAACCCCTTTCGGGGCCGGGCCTCTCTTGGCCCTCGGCATTGCTCACTCTAGAGCGCCGTGAATTGGTTTGACTTGGGAGGGGTAAGCTTAAAAGAATTTCTGCACATATTCTTCAAGGAGTACGGCAACCGTTGCCTGTGCGACAGAGATTACTTGCTTATCGGCGAGTTCTCCTTTGGTACGCTGCTGATAAGCATGGAAACGTATCCGGCTCTCTATGCGCTTGAGCGATTCCTCGCTATCAATGGTAATTTCTTTAATTTTACGGAGGTATCCGGCGATGTAGTTGTTAAGGCCGAATTGCAAGTTGGCGTCTTTGTACTCTTTGGAAGAGATGTTCATTTTCTCCAAATTCACAAATGCCACCTCTGCAAGATTGGAGTGGTGTTCAATATCCACGTTAATGGCATCGCGGATTGCATTGATTTTTTCTTCGGTTGTTGACATATTGATTTGTTATTGTCTAGTCAGATATTTCATCAAGGGTTTCTGTTGTTACATACCATTCAAAGCGGCAATTATTCAGTTGCTCATCAGAAAGGGAGCAACAGTGTTTGGTGGCACAGAAAAAGAGGGCTTGTATATGCTTCCCATTTTCGTCCTCTATAAAGCCAAAAGAGCGGTCACGCTTTTTGAAACCGAGCTTTTTTAACTCGCTCCAAGTGGTAAGGAGAGCTGGGCGGTGTCCGCCCCAAATGGGAGCGCTGATCTCTTTTCCGATGATTGAGGTTGTCATATTTTGATTTTTTACTGATTACGTTGCGGTTATCTCAACCAAAATCGCTACATTTGCGATGTTTGATTTAAGATGATGCAAAGTTAGCCCAAATGAGCTAATTATGCAAATGTTGTAAGTTCATTTGGGCTAACTTTAAGTATTATTAACTTTCTAACTCCATGAACATCCTTTCTCGCTTGAAAGAAGTCGTTTCTTTCAGTAGCCTATCAGTAAGAGCTTTTGCAATCAGGTGCGGAATCTCACAAAAGACTCTTGATAATCAAATCAAAGGGCTTAGATCAATTAGTCTTGAAACCACAGTGAGCATACTTCATGCTTTTCCCGAAATCTCTGCGGAATGGTTTATGAGAGGCATTGGTTCCATGCTGATAAATCAGAACGGAGATTCCGCCGAGTCCGAACGCTTAAACAAGCTAATCGACACAATTACGACCCTTCAAGACACTATTAATGCCAAGTCAGACCAAATCGCAACTCTGACCGAGCGCGTGAAACAACTGGAAAATCAACTTAATTCAAAATAATATGGCGTTCTTAAAATTCGATTTAGCGGAAACCTTAAATCAGGGTGATTGGACTCCAGCATCAATAGAAGGGCAACAATGTGTTCAAAAGAGGGTGCATTTAGAGCCAATCGAGTTAGATATGTTTAGCACACTCGATATTACCAAGTTCCCCGATGGCTCAGTATGGCTTGATTTCCTAAGCGAAAAATATGCACCTGCAAAATCAACAATGGATTTTATGGCATATTGTACTCAACTTTGGGGCGTTGATTCAAAAGGGAGAGGAAATCCATCTAATCAAGATGTAATTGACCTTCGAAAGGGAACATTTGGAAGGACATGGCCAAAAGTGAAAATGGTTCAAATCAAGAGACAAGAGCATCTAACGCTCTCAATCGCACTTCGAATAATAATAGACAATCCTGATATTAATAGTTTCATCTCAAATCTTGCCAAAGGATTTGTCCGTTCAGCGGTAAATCAAGTTGGCAGAGATGGCGGTCGAGTCATCTCCAACAAAATTTACAATGGCCAAAATTATGTGCCAGTCGACACACCCCAACAATCATCTCAACCAATGAGTAATGGAGCCTACGCCCAGATTCCAGATAATGCAGCCTATGCCAATCCCGCTCTATCAAGTGGCAAGTACATACTTCTCGTGTTTCTGTCATTGTTATTCTTTCCCATTGGAACGTTCGGAGTTTTTGTATTTGGACTCGTAAGATACAACAAAACCGATATGAAAGTCACATGGGAAGAAATGCAACATCAATACATAGTTCGTCGATATAAATCTGGACAACGCTATGCCGGAATTCAAACTACCACTCACTCAACCTCTATACCGGCAAATGAATATGCTTTGAGCGAATATAAAAAGAGTGGAAAAATCTTAATGATACTATCTGGAATCATAGGCGTTCTGATGACACTTTTTATTATGATTGCCAAGTAGCAAATTTGTTTCCTTAAAATTGTCGGAGCGGAATTAACCCCTATTGAAAATTCAAGATTCTCAGCCGACTATATAGTTAAGAAATGGATTTATCATCAATCTTTAATTGGCCTGGAATAACATTGTGCGTTAGCGCAATCTCAGCGGCGTGGTACTTCATTGAAAGAGAGATTCAACACAAGAAAACAGCTCGCTTTGATATTGCCTTGTCAAAAATATATACCCAGTTAGAACGTTTCATAGAGGCTGCAAACAAGGTACGGGTCAATATCAATACCATGCCGTTGGATTTTCTTTTGGAGAGAAAGTCCAAAGACATGGACGAATGGATAACTTACAGCATTTATGAACTGGAGAATATGTCGCTCTTAACAGAAATGTTCTTCGCTCCAAAAGATAGAGGCTGTTTCAAACATATTGTGAGTGCTGCCATAGATTTCAAATACGAACTCCATAAAGCAACATCTGTCCTTGATAGTACATCCAAGCTATCAATCTATGATGAAGCCCGTGTCAATTTCAACAAAGAATACAGCACAGGCATGAATAGTTTAGTGGATATGATTAACAAACGACTTCTCGGCCAATGGGAATACGACCTCACAGGTGTGAAATTGCCCAAATTCCGATGCAGACGAGTACGATATAAAGGACATCAACAATGA